CTTCTAATGAGCCTGTAAAAGTTTCTTGTTTATCTAAATGTTCCATATCATAACCTATTCTACTATATGATTCAAGCGTTAGATAATACTTTTGAGGTTTTTCCTTTAGTATATCTTGCCAACTCATTTTAATCAACACTGTTCCATTTCTTTTTAGGTGGATTTGATTTGGGGAATTGACCACTTCTATCTAATGTCCACATATAGTCTGAATAATCATCCCTATCCCTTTGAATAAAAGCCCTAAAATTTTCTAAATTTGCTTTTTCACTATGATTAGGACTCACAAAATTTTTGGGCATATTTGCAGAATCAAATAATGAACCTGCTTTTTCTAAAATTGTAATTCTTTTATCGAAACCACTACGGTCTGAATTTAAGTATGCTCTATGAAGTTTTCGAATTTGTTCACGAATTTGTTCTCTTCTACCTCTATTCATATCTTCAGGTGCAAACTCTTCAGCATCCATTCTTTCCCTGTCGGAAAGTTCTTTTCTGATTCCACTCATTGTTGGGCGTCTAACATCAATAATTGTTCTTTCTACTTTTCTAATATTCATTTTAATCACCACTTTTCTTCACCTTCAAATATATCAATCTTAAGATATTTTAATTCTGAAACTTCTTGAATAATTTCCTGCACTTTTTCAGGCTGTGAAGCATTGGCTTTAATTCTAGTTAAGTCTGATAGTAATTTGTCAAAAAGCCCACCTATTTCAGAAGAAGCCGATTGCGTCTGTTTTTTAATTTCATTTTCCCAACTCATTTAGAATCCTCCCCTGTCAAGAGTATAACTCATTTTTGGTTGCCCCTCATCTCGTTTTTCTTCTATCCTAAATGCCCAATTATCAACTCTAGCCCTTAAGTTTACAATTAAATCATATAATTCGTTTTCGTTTTTGGCATTTTCCATTTTTGTAATAAAATCTTCCAAAAACTTTTTAAAATTGCTCAATTCAAAATACTCTTCATCTTCTTTTAATATATCTTCCCAACTCATAATATCACCTTAATAGTTGTCACTACTATGAACTAAATTATCTTCCTCATTATATAATTTAAAAGATGAACTGCCATAATTTCTAAATTGCCATTCATTTGACTCTGAATATTCATCAAATTTCTTTTCTGCCCACTTTTTTGCTTCTTCTAATGTACCGGTAAAAAATTCCTGCTCATCTAAATCGGCCATATCCCAACCATGTTTAGTAACTGCTTCTAGAATTAGATAATACTTTTGAGGTTCTCCCTTTAATACATTTTCCCAACCCATTTAATCACCTTTTTTATAATCAGGGCCATACACTTTTTGTGCCATTAATAAGTCTACTTTAATAGAGTTATTTTCATCATCAATATAGGTTGAATGAAGTTCTGGACTTAACTCTTCCAATCCCTTAACTGTTTCCTTAGAATGCTTTTGAGTATTTTTATAGACAATACCATCCTTTTTTATGTAGAGAGGGAATCCATATTTATCGGTTTTATTTTCCTTTAGTATATCTTCCCAACTCATATTAATCGCCTTAATAATCTTTAATCATTGTCATTACACCACGATATACCATTTCAGGGTCTGATTTTGCACTCATTACATATTTATGACAAGGTATTCCTATTTCGTTGAGTTGTTGAATGCCCATTGTGAACGGTTCAAATATGGGATGATTGTTAGGTTCTCCATTGAAGTCATATTTATCACCCCATAAATCAAATTTATTTGCCCAAATTCCTATTGCAGTTGGATAATCTTTTTCTTTTTTCTTTTTGGCTCTTTTACCATCTCTCCAATGAGTATCAAGAATTGTATCTACTAAAAATCTCCATGCTAATTGGTTATCTAAATTAAATGCCTCTTCATTATGCCGATTATCAATCATAAAAATAATATATTCCACTTTTCTTTTCCTCATATCTTGAATCCATTGAGTCCAATACTGTGCTTGACCACCAACATCTGATGATTTAACTGTTTTTAACTCCCCATCTATTTTAACGACTTTTCTTGTTGGCCTTTGTAATCCATCTGTTCTTCTTTTAATTTCAGGGACTTCTCCTCTAGTTCTTAATTGCCTATGTAAAGTAGTTTTTCCAACTTCTCCTGCACCATAAATACCAAAATTGTGAGCATGAACTCTATTATAAATTGATAATCCTACTTCTGCTACTAATACTGCGAATCCTGCAAATAATGACACATAATCAACTACCTATCGCATGACTAATTAAATCAAATAATGCTTTAAAGAAATTAATACCTAATGAGCCTAAAATATTCCCAACTAATAACGCACCAACTGAACAAGTTATTCCCCAACACCATGCTCTAACTTTCAAAAACCAAATATCAGCAGAATGCGCCCGTGTTAAATCATAAGCCTGTCTTTGCTCATCAACACCAAATAAGTCAGGAAATAACCATCCCATTTAATCACCATTACTGCATTTGTTCTAAGAATGTTGCTGGCAATTCATCATTATTTTGTTGATAATTGTTTAACATACCATTCTGCCTCATGTGGTCAGTAATTTTTTGCTTTTGTTGATTTTCTCTATTCTTCTTTTCCCAATACATATTAATTTTTCTATCAAGTAGCCATAATTCCATTCTATCATTCATAACTAAATCAAAGAATGCTTTAATTCCCATAATTCCACCAATCGTTAATAACGAAAAGAGAACAGCATGGGATAAATGTGTCCAAGGTAATTCTGCACCATAATTAGCGTAGAAATAAACATTCATTCCACTTACTGCGCCCACAAATAAAATTGTCATAATTAATCTAGTATCTTTTGTTAAACTTGCCATTTAATCACCTCATGCGAATTCAATTGTGAAACCTGATGTTGCTGCATTTTGACTTGCACCACCTCCCGCCGTTGCGGAATTGATAACAATATCAGCATATAATCCGTTTTCACAAATTACGCCATGCATATCAAATTCAACACTAGTCCCATAAAACCCACCTGCACCATCAGGAGTGGGGCTTAATTGAACTTTAGCCACAATTTTACCACTTGCTGCCACATTATCATATAAATTCAATGTAATTGGATTAAATGCAGGTGTACCCGATGCATTTGCACCGATATTACAACCATGAATACTAACTAATTTACATCTACCTGTGTGAACAAGTGTATCTGCTGTTAAAAAACCACTACTTCTTGCTACGTTACTCATTTTCTCACCTAATTTATCAATGGGACTATGCCCTACGCTATGGGCTAGATGCCCTCAACGTATAAAGGTTGGGAATCATTCGGATTCATCGGCTAAAACAGCCTCATCCGAAGATTCTTCTGAAACGGGTTCTTCAACCGTTTCTACCTTTTTTGGTGTAATTGCCTCAACAACAGTTTGAGTAACAGTTTTCTTCTTTTTGGGAAGTAAAGATTTTCTATATGTTTTAGAATCAGAACCTAGTTTTTTTGCATACCATTCTAATTCTTCATCTGTTACATCATCTAAATCGCCAGATTCAAATTCAACCTTAAAATCAGGTGAACCTAGCCAACCAACTGCTCTTTTTGGAGAGATTGGTGATGGGACATTATAAGTTAATAAAATGTCCTCATCATCACCAACCCCTCTAATTAGGTAAGTTATATTGGGCAAATTTACTCTTAAATAAGTAATTGTTGCCAATTAACTCACCTCAAATTAAGCCCCAAACACGAAGTCTTACTGAACCTACGTTAGTATCGCTTGTTGTAGATGCGCCACCTAAATCATCTGCATAATGCAATTTAACTGTTGTTCCTGAAGCATAAGCACCTGTTTCTGCCGTAATTTCTGGAACAATTTTGTAATGATTAGGGTTTTCTGCCCCTGTTACTGTTACACAGTGAATTGTTGCTAATCCACATTCTGCGGCAGTAATTGTCACTCCGCCTGATGGCATATTTGTGCTATCTACGCAAACATCAACAACATATTCATCTCCACTAACTTTTGGTCGTGCTACACCTTTATGGTCTGCTAAAATTACTACTGTATGTGTCATTTTAAATCACCTTTTTTTATTTTAAGTGACCTCAAACTCACTGTAAGTTAGTAATTTTGCCTTGACCCTTAAAGAAGGTACATCCCAATTCTCCCATAGTGCGGAATAGACCTCGGTTTCCGAGAACATTGACGCCAAATGGGTTTCCATGAGTAATACCATCCTCGAAGTATTGGGTTGGTTTCATAACTGCAAGCCATAGGTGGTCTGTGTCTAAGAACAACATATCGCTGATTGCTGCACCTTGACCTGTTTTAGGCATATCCTTACAAGGAATCATTGGAATATCGAAGTATGTTGCAACTCTAAATCCAACTTCTTGGCCTTTAACACCCTTTACGCCTGAGTGAGTAGGAATAATTTCCTTTCTGTCCATAAATCGCTCTTGGCTCTGCAATAAGTCACCAATTGTCTGAATAGTATCATATCCAGTTAAGATAACCTTTGGAGTTCCACCGTTGGTTCGCAAATTCTGAATTAAATCGTTTAATCGAGTTAAAGTCAGAGAACGAACACCTGCTGCGTTATAAACACCAAAATCACAAACTGCGTCAATATAACTTGCACCACTCTTTCTTGAGTTGTTTCCGTAAATTTGTCCAATTTGGTCGGGGGCTGCACCTGCGTTTGCAGAAGCAATTAAAGCACTTCCAACACCAGCAGTTGACATTTCAGTTAATTCTGCATTGTTTGAAACAATCTTCATCAATGATGTGTAATTTCGCTCAATGTCACCGTATGAAGCATTATCATAGTGTTCAAGAGGCATAACAATCATCTTTGATTGAACTTCTGCGTGGAATTTACCCATATCTTCTCTAATTAATGCTCTTAAGTCACCAACACCATCGTCAATTTTAGCCATTTCTGCTGCAAGTTCCGAATAATCGAATTGATGAGCAACGATTTTTGGACTCATGTAGAGAGTAGCATATTCTGGTGCAATTGGCTGCAATCCTGTTGAACTCAATGAATGGTTTTCAGACACACCACCGATTTCATCAGCATTTGGGGCATCCATAGCGTTATTTGCGGCCCATGTAGTTGTTCCAATACCAAATGCTGCGGAATCTCCGCCCATTGGTCTTTTTGTCATAACTCTCCAACCACTACTTGTATATGGTCTTTTAGCCAAAATACTGAATGGATTGATTTCTTGATTTAGCATTGACCAAATCTTCTGACCATAAACCATGTTATATAGCGAAGATAGGTTTGTTGCTGTTGAACCACCGGCAAGTAGATTACTTGCGTCATGTTGGAAACCACTGTTAATTCCACCAACAATTCCACCACCCTTTAGAAGGGTATTTCCACCAGCCATACCGTATGTTGCTGCTTCTAAGTCTTTAATTGTGTTAATATATTTTGTCATTTTTCATCACCTTTTTTATTTTTAAGTTTTCACTTATTCAGAACTTTTCCTCCAATCTCTGAATAGTCAAGTGAATATCATTCCAATCCATCTTGGAAATTTCTTCGTATGTTGGAACATTAAGAGAAGCGATTGCATCTTCTTGCTTCTTGATAGTCATTTCAGCATCATTCTTGAGAGTGTCAAGAAGGTCACTAAATTGCTTCTTTAGTTCATTAACCTCTGCTCTTGGGTCATAGTTTGCCTTTGCAATTGCTTCGTTCTTTGCATTAACTTCATTATCAAATCGAGATTGGAAACTACGCTTAATATCCTCATAAGCAAGTTTTTCCATCTGCTCAGCCTTGAATTCAGCATAGGCTTTTTCAAGGTTTTCTGCACTTAAATCAAGAGTTGGGGTTTCACCCGAATAAGACTTAACAGTTCCATCAGAACCAATTTGGGCGTGTTTGTTTTGGCCGGGACTTAATTCTTCACCTGCTTCACCTGCTTCCAAATAACCTGTTGGTAGGTCTTTTTCTCCTTTATAAGTTGATTCAACATCTTCTAATGTTTCCTCTTCTTCCATTCCCAAATCACCCAATTCGGGTGATTCGTCGGCGGATGTCATTTCATCCATACCTAAATCTTCGTCATCCATATATTCACTTTCTGACATTTGTTCACCTTCTACGGGCATTCCCATACCTTGTTCTTCATCTAATTCTTCACTTTCTAAATTTTTCAATAGAGTATTTAACTCACTAATTGCTTCACTAATATTTGTCATTTTTTCACCTTTGTCTTGTTTTAGTATATCAAATTTTGCTTCAGGATTAATTCCTTTTTCACAAATTGTAACTTCATGTAATTCTAATTTACTAATTTCATTGTAGTCGCCTAGTTCTTCATTATTTCGCTTTCGCTTTTCTAATGCTTGGCCTCCAATACTAAATGAACGCATCGTACCTTTTCTAATTTCTCGGCTAACTTCTTTTGCTTTTTCAATATCATCTCTTAATTTAATAACAACAAAAAAACCAACATCATCTACATCTGTTTTCCAAAGTTTGCCATTTTTATCTCTATATTCTTTAACAACTTCTCCAACTTGTACATTTGAATGATTAGTCATTACATTTCTATATTTTGGGTCATTCATATATTTCTTAACCGCTTCACCTAACGCATCTAATGTAATTAAATCATTTTGTTTATCTACTACTTCAATAGATGCATAACCACCAATATACAAATCATCTGATTTTAGAATAGAAAAATCTTGAACACTATTACTTACTGTTCTTGCTACTGCACTAGCAGACATTGAATCACCATCCTTCAATTACTATATTAAGGGAACCTAATCGAGGCTTGAAAAGGACAAATCTTTATTCTTATCTTCCCTAATATCCCAAATACCATCATCTGATTTAGGTTCAACAGGTTCTTTAACAAAACTCGAAAATGCAATCCATTGTTTTTGGTTTTTTAATGGAACAACTCTTAAATGTAGTTTTGTATCAAACTTTTTACCTTTTAAAATATATTCGTGATAACCATGCCTTTGCACACCTAACTCAACATCCCCTTCATCAATAAGTTTTTCTTTTGAAACTGTTCTTTGAACTTGGGCAGGATATTTACCTGCTTTACCAAATAAATCAAAAACATTATCATCTGAATCTATTTGAATTTCCCAACCAAACTTAACATCATCTAAAAGGAAAGTTAAAGATAAGTTTTCATCTTCTCTTTTGTATAATTTAAACTTACCATTTCTGTAATTATCTGGGGTTTTATACTCATTTTTTTCTAACATATTATCATTAGCCGCAAATTTGTTTTCACCTAAATATGTAATATCTATTGCCACATTTTTAAGATAACGTTTTAATGCTGCATCATTATTTTTAAACCCTTCATCATAATTTTCTTTAACTTTTTTATTTCCATTAATGTGGTCAATAATTTCAGAAAAAGTTTTTGGTCCCTCTTCTTCTAAGAAATTTTTTATACTAACCCTTACAAATGCTTTTTTTTCTTTGTATATTTCTTCAACTTGATTCTTCCAAATGTCAATATCTAATATCGCATTTTTAGTCATTAAATTATTATCTTTAAATCCATAAATAGTAAACCCATCTAAATCTTCTTTAAGAATTACTTCAGTTTCACCATGAATTTCATCAGTAATAATGATTGCTTTTTCTAAAGCCCTTGCTTTGTATTCCTTTTTAGTATTTTCCCCAGATAAAAGTTGTAATGTAATTAATTTATCTGGCAAGTCTACTTCAGGAATTTCTACAATTTTAGCAGTATAAATTCTATATTGTCCTTTAGAATTCTTTTTTACTTCATCAACTTTTACTCTAACAATAGAACCGACTTTAACATCTACTTTAGTGTTGAGTGCTTTTCCAACATTTAAATAATATCTATCATTAATTTTTTCTGATTCTAGTTTTCTTGCTTCTTGTAAAGTAATAGGCCCAGCACCTAAAGTATAGGTATTCATATTAGATTTAGTAGATTTCTTATCTAAAACTATTAAGTCTAAGTCTACGAACTTTTTCCATTTAATCCACTTTGGATTTTTTCTTGCACCTTTAATGTAAGTGGACTCAATATCTTTAATTACCACACCTTCAGCACTAGGGATTTTCATAATCTCCTTTGAGTAAGTTTCAACATCTTTTAAACTATCAGCAATACGAGTATCTTTTTTAGATGGGAAGGCTAATATTTCATCTGAATGAATAGAATAATTTTGGAATAATATTTGAATTCTTTCTTTAAGAGGCTCACCTGATAAATCTCTATCATTATGTCGCATAATATCAAAAACGTGTATTTTCAATTCGCCTTCAGTTTCTTTATCCTTGAATACATGAGCAACAACTTGCGCTCTATGTAGAGGAGTATCTTTATCAAAAAGCATTAATTCGGCGTCTAAAATACATTCTCCGAATTTTTTTTCTTTAAGAATTTTAACCTGTTTAGGACACTTATCTGTAATATCTTTACCATTGTAAGAATAGATTTTAACTTCATTATCAATTTTATGTAATTGGATTCTCATTCCATCATATTTTTCTTGAACAACCCATTCTCCTGTAAACCCTCTAAGTTCTTCGATATCAGCAATATCAAAGATTCTATACATAGGTTTATTGGGTGTTAAAAAATCTATTTCTGATTTTTCTTCACTATCCTCATCCTTTTCTTCCTTTAAAAGTTCAACACCAAGTAACTGTTTCCAATCAGACTTTGAGTAATGTTTTGAATATAATTGTTCCAATAACTTCATAGAACCATTAACTTTATCTTTAACCCCTTGTGTATTTTTATCATCACCATAATGCTCAATAATATAGGAGGGTATGTCCTTGAAGTGTAGGTCAAGACCCCTATACCCATCGGTGATTTCGTCACCCTTTGGCAACACATTTTCCCAAACTTCAATTGGAAGCGCGTTTTTGTCATCTCTGATAGCCCAATGAATAAATAGAGCAAGTAAGTTCTTATCTTCTAATAAAGACTCTAATACTTTAGTTTTAAACTTTTTACTAAATGGGTCTTTTACATTTTCTGAATCATATCTTAATTCTTTCATCGCTCTATAAATATTTGAAGCAGAATTTGATTCAGGGTCACTTGCCTCATCTATTAACAAATCATCCTCATTTAAGACTTCTTTCAAATCTGAGGCTAAAGCATCAATATCATTATATGCTGCTTTTAATTTATCAACTATTTTTTTCCAATCCTTAGAATACTCTTTAGGGTCTTGCCGAGCAGAAAGATATGCTGCTCTAGTTTCCTCAAAAAGGGAAACAATTTGCCGAGAAAGAGGATTAGTCTCCTTCTCAAATACAAGACCACTTTCTGCCAAATAATCACCCTTGGGTAAACATATCAAGAACTTGTCTAAGTCTATCCTGATTAATAGGCGTTTGTGCTAATTCATGCTCTAGCATTTTAACATTAACAGGGTTAAACATATTGGGTTTCGTCTTAGATTCTTCTAAAAGCATTCTTGCTCTAGTTTCTTCATCCATACCTTCTTGCTTTAAAAAACTTTTAAATTCTTCCAACTTTTGTCGGGTAGCCTTTAAAGTAGCATCAGTTAGATAAATACTTTCATCTGCGCCTTTTCCACCATCCATAGATGTTGTGCGACTCAATGTTTTAGGTGCTTTTACATTCTCAGGTTTCGGTGTTTTAACTTTAACTTCTTCTCCACCAGCAGGTTCACAATTATGTTCTTCTGTTGCAGATTCAACCTGAAGCATACTTTCTTCTTCTCCGCTACTTAAATTATTATAAGCATCTACTTTAATTTCTTCTAATTTTTTCATTATTTCTTCGTATTTCATAGACTTCCCTCCAATTTGGCAACCATAGCATTTATGTCATCCCAACTCATTTTAGCAATTGTTTCTGAACTTGGTACTCCTGATGCTACTTGCATTTTTGGTCTTGGTGTTTCTGCTTTAACAAAGCCTGATTTCATTAATATGTTTTCATTATCAAACACCGTTTCTTCTAACTTGCTTACTTTCTCCACTAATAATTTAAGAATTTCTAGTGTTTCATTTTTTACTTCTTCTTCTGTCATTTTTTTCTCAACCCCTTGCTTTTAGGATAGACAATCTCACGCAATTGTCTATACGACTCTTCATAATCCTTTCTAAGTTTTGCAGCAGTAGCAATAATATCTAAGTTTTTTTCAGAAATAGTTTTCATTCGCTTATTCATTTTTTTATCAGACTTAATTAATTCTAAATCTTTCATTAAATCTACAAGTTCACCTAATTTAGTAAAATCTTGACCAAAATACTCAGATGGTTCTGCTGCTTGCAGCACCTTCTTCAAATGCTTTCTTTCTTTGTTAGATAGTGAACTTAAAATGTCACTATCAGTTTTAATTACATCAAACCATTCATTCATATTAAATCATCCTCTTCTGATTGTGATTCCCAATATTCCGCATCAATTCTATCCCTTTCTTCTTGCTCTAATCTTTCTGCTTCTTGTTCTTCATATTCTTCACTAGTAATATCACCAAATTGTTCTCTCTCTTCTTCACTTAATTCTGTTAAAGAACCTCTTTCACGACCTTCTAACATTTCTTCAGTTTCTCTTTCACCAACATCAGTTTCATCATATTCTTCATCTAATTCTCTAATATCATCCTCTATTAATTCTTCTAATTCTTGGCTAACTTTTTTACTATTCCAACTAAATATCATATCTTTTGCATCAACTTTTTGACCCATAATTAATCTATTTATTACAACTTTTCTTTTAGCAAGATTGCCTTCATAATCTTCTTTAGATTGTCTTTTTTCTCTAACAGGTAATGGTAAATGTGCATCAATATAAGCCTTTAATTTATCATTAACATTATTATATCCTTTACTATATTCATTTGACCATTCTTCATTACTAGAATTAGAAATAACCTCATTAGCATAATTACTTAATTCATCTAATACTTCTTGCATTTGACGCTTTGCTCTATTTGGTAATTGAGATTGTTGTTTTATATCTTTAGAACTTAAAGGTACTTGTAAAAACTCTTTTAATGAATCTCTAATTTTATCTAGTCTATCTTTATCTGCAGAATTAATTTTATCTTCTATATCATCTTCCATAATAGAATCTAATTGTCTAAAAGTTCTTTCAAAATTACCAATTATAGTTTGTCTATTTTCTATATTTTCAACTTGTTCAGGCAAAGCATCCATATAAGTTTTTAACTTCTCCATAAGAACCTTAGCCCTTTTTACATTATCTACTTCAATTGGTTCTTCAGGCTGTTCTTCTCCTGTTAAATAAGGATTTAATTCTGCATACAAGTTTCCAATACTTTCTTGAAGGAAATCAGTAAAGTCAGTTTCTTGCTCACCACCTTCTCTTAGATGCCAATAATCTCTAATTACTTCATATAAAGTTGTTCTACCTTTAATAGAATCATTTAAAATTTCTTTAATTGGTGATAACATATCTTCTGATAAAAGCCCTGCATATTTGTATTGGCCTGTATCATATTTTTCATTAATTTCTAAAATTTTCTGTTCTTTATCTTCTTCACTAATATCACTAACTTTAACTTCAGAAATTTCTGCTTCCCTTTTATTTTCAGAAGCACTTGTAGTTTTTTCGGGTAGGATACCTCTTGATAATTTTTCTAAATCCCATATCTCTAAATCACTTTTACCTAATTGTCCAAGATAATTTAAGAATGCTTTAGGTAACTGTTCATCCATATCCCAACGCTTTAATATATTTCTCATTTTAGTAAATGTTTGCACAAGATTAGATACTGCTTCTTTACCACGCTTTTCACCTGAACGCGTCATTTTTAATTCTTGTTTTCTTTCTCTAACCTTTTCAGCATCTAATTCCTTATCAATAGCAACTAAAATTCTTCTATGTATTTGAGGATTCTCATTAATTAAAAGAGGAGGTGCATTTTCAATAATTTTTTTAAGCCCTTGTAAGTTTTGGATTCTAATTTTAGCGGGGGCTAAATCTACACTTTTTTGTCCTCCACTTGTATATCTTACTCTACCCATACCATGAGGGTCTTGCCATTTTTTAGCACGATAAGGTTGAATATCTGCTACTCCTTTAAATCCTTTTTTAGTTCTTTCATTAAGAAATACAGATAAATCTTCGATAAATTTATCTTTTCTTGCTTGGGTTCTCATTGTCTTAGATGTATCAGCAACATCTTGTGCAAATAATTTACTTTTCCAACCAATATTTGATGGAAATTTAGATTTGGATGGTAAGGGGGAATCTTTAGTTTCTTCTGCTTCTCTTTCTTTTTTCCTTTGCTGAATCGCTTCTCTAGTTCTAGAAATAGTTTCTTTAGGTAAATCAGATTCAATAGGTCTTTCCTTTTTCATTCTTCTTTCTATTCCCTTTTTTCCACGGTAAATTCTACTGTTTAACTCAGAAACATCCTCGTATTTAACTCCAGAATCAGGTTTAGTAATAAAAAGTTTCTCTTTCATATTTTTATATTTTCCATCAATAGCAAAAAATTCTCTACGATATTGTGCGCTTGATATGGTTCCTTGTTGCCTAGATTGATTCAATTTATCTACTTCTTCTTTTTCTTGAGAAATTATTTTATCTAATTCTTTAGAAGAAGGTAAATTAAAAACCTTTCTTTGGTTTTCTTTAATTAAATCGCGTTTAGTTTCTAGCAACTCAACCCCAATTTGTAATATTTTAATTTCTTGTTCTTTTGTAAAACCTGAACGGTCACTAAAATCTTCAACATCTATTTCAGATAATTTACCTGACATTTCTGTTCCTGTAATATCTTGAACAATATCCCTATATTTATTTTTTAAAGATTCTAAATCTTTATTCCAATCCTTGAGGCTACGATTTAATTGCCTTAATTCTTTTTTATATCTAGGTAAAGATTCATTTACAGGGGTATCATCATCTCTTGATAAAATTTCTATCATTTTACTTTTATCTTTAATGTTTTCTTCAATCTCTTCAATGATGTAAGAAACTTCTTTAAATTCTTCTAATAAATTGGCATCTTCCTCTCCAAGTTCTTCCGACATTAAACGTTCAGTTTCTTCTTCGATTGCCCTAATTGGCATTTTTAGAATTTGATTTAGATAAATCTCAGACATAATAAATGGGTCATTAGACCCCATCAAATATGCCTTAAGTAAGGTTTCCATACTTACCACTTATTTTCTGTTCTCTTTTGTTTCTTAGGTAAACCAATAAAATTAGGAATATCAGCAGAATTAGGTGCAGGGCGTTTTTTTTCAGGAAGCCCAACAGGTGCTAAATTCTTAATAACAGGTTGCTTTGCCCTTTCAGACATAGCAAGTGCTTTTTCTGCCGCTTGTAATTCTCTTCTTATTTTTGTTATTTCATCTCTTGTTGTCATTTTATCCCTCCGTAGGAAATGCTTCTTTTAATTTTTGTTTTGCTTGAATAGCCAGATTTTTTTGATTAACAGGGTCAATTGAAGCATTAGCCAATATAGATAATGCTTGAACTAATTGCCTCTTTTTTGGACCTCTTGGTGATTGAACCATTAACGACCTAGTGTTTCTCCAAGTTTCTCCAACATCTGAATCATCTGCACCTGAATCACTTGAACCTGAATCTACAACATCTTGTTGAGCAGTAACATTGACTTTATTATCATCAATTATTTGAGAATCAGGTTTAATCATTCCTGAAGGATTTTGAATAAATCTGGTATCAAGTTGCATTTGAGTCTTAAGAAGATTAAACCACATAATATCACCTTGTTTCTGTTCTTCTATCTACATTGTTATTTGCCGCTTCTTCTGGTAATCCGGTATTTCTATTCGGTGGCCCCACACTCATGCTAGGTTTGTTTCTATTTGAACCCCCACCTTCAGGAGAATCTTTTCCTCCCGTTAACGCTTGTTCTTGTAATTGTCCTAATTGTGACGCATCTACATTTGTTCCCGCGTATGGGTCATTTTCTACTTTTTCGTCAGGTGCATCAGGTTTAGGTGAATCAGGTTGTTCTTTCTTAAATGTAAATTCTCCATCCTCATTCATATCTACAATGAATCCTAGATTTTTAATTGAAGCGGCGATATTAACTTCTATTTCTCTCTTTCGCATTACAGCGATTTCATCTTCTTCCTCAGATGGTGGCAAAATTAATTTCCATTGTTTGATACCAAACTGCTCTGCTAACCAAGGAAATACATAAAGATTGTACACATTTTGTGCCATTTCTACTGCACGATTAGTAACAAGAATTTGCATACCTTCATTATTTAATCCACCACTTGCAGAATTATCTGCCATAAAGATTTTACTCACACCATAGAAAGCCGCAATTCTATCTCGCAAATCTTCCTTAACTGCAACATAATCCATCTCTTTAAGCGAATCCATAAACTTAATCCACTCAACAGAACCCTTCCCATTATCTGCTTCAATACCCATAACAGGAATAAAGTGTTTATCTTCTTCCATCTTTTCTTTAACTGCTCTCCAAAAAGTTCTCATAGATTCCATGTTTCTAGTCTGAACTGCAAGCAATCCTTTAGGCATACGACTCTTGGTATAAGATGTATTAACATAATTCTCCATAGCAATTAAAGTAGTAATGTGATTAAATAATGTCATTACAGGTGATTGACCATATAATCTAGATGGAGAATATTTACTAAAGTGTAAAACTTCACCCTCGATAAAATATTGTTCTTCACCATGCGCTCTATTAACATAATGAACAGGATAAAGAGTTTCACTAGTTTCAGGATGACATTCATGTGGGTTTTCAGAAATAAACCCTCTATCATTTAGAGCAGTAAAACCTTTTGTTCCTTTGTCTCCGACTTCATCAGAATAAATAGCCATTGTAACAGGGTCGCCTCTATAAATTTCTTTAATTCTATGCATGGCTATTTCGCCATTACCATCTAAATAATACTCCTTAACTAATACTAAATAAGCATCATCAATAATATTTAAATCATCTTCTAATTCTTTAAGAACATCAATGAATAATTGTTTAGAACTATTTACATAGCCACTAATAAAATTCTTAGCATATTCTAATTCTTTTTTACTAGGCTTAGTTAAATCTTTAGATAAACACTGTGAGCATTGTTCAACAGGTTTTTCATGTTCGTGACCACAAGTTTTACATTTATTATCAAAAGTTTTTTTCCACTCATAACCTCTTCTAAAGACTTCATTTTTTAGTTGAGTAGTACAAGTTCTAGTAATGACAGACTGTTTAGCAATATCATAAAGTAATGCTGTTGATAAAAATAACCCCTGCTCTCGCTCTTGTATTCCCATTTGAAATACTTTTCTATCTGCGGGTTTAGGAGTTTTCCTTCTCAATAGACTTCTAATAGAAAATCTTCTTTTTTCACTCATTTATGAATCCTCCTTAATAATTTATGACTTTTCCATAACTCTTCTGTTATTTCTTCGGCTTCAACTTCAACAACAAAATCAACAAGGTCATTTAGTGCTACCCAAAAATTATACCAAAAAATGGCAATCAAAATAATTAATGACGCTAACACAATTCCTAACATAATTACCAATCCCTACAAGCCATGCATCTTGGTGAATTATTACCGCTCTTACAAGTAGAGCATTTATGTCTTGCTCTAAAAGAACTTCTTCTTTTACCACTTCTTTTACCAGAAACCGTCACACCTTTTTGGCCCCAATGAACACGCTTATGTCCACCTTTTCCATCCGAAACACATTTCATCCACTTTTTACCTTTAGAAGTAGATGAAGTTTTTTTAGTTGCTCTAGTGCATCTACCTGCTTTTAATGTATCAAACCACATAATTATTCCTCCTTAACAATTGCTTCTAAATCATCCATAACTCCCATTTTACAATTATCATGTAACTTAGCAACAGTTTCAAAATCAATATTATATTTAGTAAAATCATAACCCACATGGTCTTTATGATTTTCATATTTCATAAGTTTAAAAATTTCATCACAACGAGTTTTATACCAATCAGCCTTTTTATGTGATTTTTTCATACGAATTAATTCTAAAAGCAAATCAGCATTTTTACCTTTCATTCTAAAATGAGGGCGGCATTTAGTAAGTAGTTCCGTAACATCAGACTGTGAATAAAAATTTAAACGATTAACAGGTCTAGTATTTTGTGGAGATTTTTGGTCAAGATGTAATTTACCAATACCTAATTCTTTTTGAATTTGGACCATAAATGCTTTACCTCTATCACCCGTTGCTACCAACCCTACTCTTGGGTTATAATTTTTATCAATTGTAATATAACCATCAGAGTCAATAAAGGATGCCGTATAAGCATAAAGGTCTTTTTTAATATCATCTGTTAATTTATAGTAAGCACCATTAACATTTGTTACCCCAAGTTTATTAATTGACTTTGAAATAATTTGAGGAGATGCTCTTTTAAATAATTTAGACGGCATTCTTTCATGTAATTCTCTAGCAGAAATCCCCGGATTATCACATATTGATTTTAAAATGAAATCTTGCATTTGTTCTTTAATATCCTTGCGAACAGATTGATGATTTATTTGTTTTAGAAACTTTCTAAATTCTGATTTCGCGTGTCTCATTTGTTTAGATAAAGTAGCATATTCAGCCGAATACCCACAATTTTTTTGTTCTAATTCGGCTTCCCAGAATTTGCAAAGAATATCTACTAATTCCATTCTTTGTTCATATTTCTTAATTGAATGAATTTTCTTTAAATCCTTTTCATTATAATTCATTTTACGAAGAGGGGCTTCATATTTAGATAACCAATAAATACTCTTAATGCAATTATCTAAATGGTTTGAATATGCCTTAATTAAAGAATCAATACTATTAGTTAATTTGATTTTATTTTCTCCCTTAAGAGTTCTTCTATATTTTCTAAGACTCTTAATTACTGAAGGTATATCTTTTTCACCAACCATGTATTCTTTTGGAAAAGTTTCTACCATTTTTTTAGTATCTGATAAAGACATACTATACTTAGATGACATTAATTTAATTGTGTCATATTCATCCGCAATAGGAGAAGAACGTAATGAGTTTCTAATTTCATCATTTAATCTTTCTCTAATTTGCATTTCTTGAGTTTCATTTTCTTCTAAATCAGAAGCAGCATTAAGTTGAGCATTTGCTCTTTCTCTTAATTCTTTTGAATCAGGCTGTTCTTTAGAAATTAAGTCCAAGTATTCCACCTCCCATATAATTCATTTCTGGTTCATTACTACCGAAAACATCCAAATCATCTAATAATACAAAATTGTCAATTGATTGGTGAGTTGCTGCATTTGCGAGGGCAAGCCCCATAACTAAATCGTCGTGCGCCCCTACGCCTTCAAACCTTCCGCTATCGGTTATGGCAAACATTGATAATTCCTCTAAAATTGTATCTGTAACCCTTCTTGACTCTTCATTACCTCTAGGGAAAACTATCTTATGATTCTCAATATTCATCTGTAAACTCAAAATAATCTCTTCTTTCTTTTTTCGAGTAGTAGTAAAGTCATGCACATTAAGGTCTGTTTCATTACGTAGTTCTTGAGTAAAAGATTTAGCAAAAGTATTTGTTTCTAAAAAGATAGATTCCGGTCTAAATAATTGCCCTACTAATTTAAGTTTATTGATATTTTCTCTAAATTCAACATTCTTTGAACGGTCAACAAACACCACTCTTTTATTTTTATTCTCATCTACTTCTAAAACTATAATAACATTGTAGTCACCATCAGTTGAAATAGCGGGGTCTACACCGACAAAGTATTTATATCCCTGTTCCTTTCTTTCTCTCATTCTAAGAATTTCTTTTTTACCTAATTCTTTACAAGCAGTTAAATGTTCAGGATTAAATAAAGAGGTTCCCGTTGAAATTGGAATACACATATATTCTCTTGTAAACTTAAGTGAGCCAACTTCAGCCTTTCTTTGCATTAGTGCATCATAATCCCATCTTTCTGGCCAAAGGGGTTCATTCAATTGATTAAGACAAGGGTATTTTCTAACTGTATAAGCATCATTCTCTTCGAGTTCTGAGAAAATATCAGTATATGTAAATGGTGTACCAATCATTCTTAATGATGCAGTATGGTGAAGAGTCGGAATCATGTCACCAAAGAACCAATCTGTAACTTTCTTAATAGCAGCCAAACTAAACTCTTTTAGAGGGTCGTCAATAATAATTTGTTGAGGGTGCAAACCACGAATCTGAGAACCAACTGAACGTTCAAGAATTGAATTGCCATTAGTGAGAGTAATGTTACCAACTGCCCATCCTCTACTCGGTCTAAAATGTTTTAATGCTGGTTTGTTAAACAGTCTATCAATATCTCTCATGTGAACCATAGTCTGCTTATGGTTAGATGAAATGTATAGCATTTGATATGGTGGAGGCTGAAAGCAAAGATTCCAAACAACCCAAGAATGCATAAATACAGATTTTCCGTGGTCACGACTACAAATAATTACAGTTCTAGTTGTATCATGCATTAACTCTAACCATTCTTCATGGAAAGCAGTAAAATCATACCCTAAAACATTTTGAAAAAAATATGGAAATGATGTTTTGGAAATCTCCATATCCATTTCGGATGCAAAATCTAGAGTATCAATTTCCATATCATTTACCTCCGGGCGGTTTTTGTTCTAAAGAGTAAATAAACTTTCTGTGCTTTTGTCCATATCGAGCAAGCATTTGTTTTGCTGATTGTGGAAATTTATCTTTATTCCAATCTTTTAATTCTTTTCTTGCAAGCAATTCTAATCTAGTTAACTTATTTTTTTGTCTATGAGTTTTTGCCCAACGATTAACATAATTGATAAGTCTAGCAATTTTAGCGGGCATTTCTTTATGTGTTAATTCTTGACTAAGGCCTAGAATATAAGCGAACTTATTAAAATCTTGCTTTATTGTGTCTGGATGTTCAAGAAATTCTTTTAATGCAACATAAGGATTTTCAGGAAACATTCCCATATAAGCCACATATTCTTTCTTTCTATTAGGATGCCAATAAAACTCTTCATCGGCTGCGTCGTGGGCTGCATGAGTTGATTCGTGCATAATCACTCTTTTAACATATTCCATTAATTCCTTTTCAGTTGGTTCTCTACCCAATTTAGTTTTTACAAAATCATAAATCTTTTTATGATTAATTTGGATATTACTAAATTCTGGCATATTACCCCAAGATTCATAATGACCTAATCCTTTAGGTTCATCACTAAAGTCAATATCAACCTTAAGAATATCCCACCACATAATTATATCCCCTTATATCGAAGCCCCTGCTCTACTTTCTACTAGGAAAATCTCATCTGATTCTATACCGTATTTTTTACCATCTATTGCGGGAGTTTCTTTATCTAATATAACCTGCTCAAAGTCAACGTATCTTTCTTCAGGCTTCCAATCCATATCAAGTTCTATCAATTCTCTCTTCTTTTCTTCAGGTGTTTGGTTCTCTAAAAACTCTAATGGGTCACGGATATATTTTACACTACCAAATGAACTTAATATTTTACCGTTGTAATTTTCTTTGAACCATTCTATTAATGTTTTAAGATTTTTAGCATAAATAGTTTTACCTACACCAACCACAACACCGGTTTTATACCCATCGTAATCGGAATTACTGTAATCAAATTGACTAGAATCAAATGTAACATATTGTCCAGCAGGAACATATGTAAATTTCATTCCATATTCTTCTTCTTTTATTTTAATAACTTTATGATTAGGTATAAGAATTCGTTTTTTGGGTTCAGGGTCTTGTCCCCCTCTTCTTCTTTTCAAAATATCAAACCACATTATTCATCACCATATGTATATTCATACCAATCCCAATGAACCATATCAAGTAATTCTTCAAAATCTGCCGCTATCTTATCCCATTCAACATCTGCTAAAGCATGAGTTTGAGTAAACTCTTCAAGCATTAATTGGTAAGTCAAGCCCATATGAGGCGAATTTAGAATATTATGTAAATTCTTGGCTAACCACATTTCAGTTTGTTCAGGTGTTATGTTTTTTTCATTAGGATGTGGGTATTCCGGCGAGTCAGGGTCTAAAGCAATTGATAAAAGATGTTTTGCCATCTCCCCATCTTCAACAAATATCTTACTATACATAGCCTGAGTAGCAGCGTTGCCTGTTTTTAATATATTAAACCACATATTATTCACCAACAGGTTCGTAATCAATCAATAATGCTCTCCAAGTTTTCTCAAAACTATCACTATATTTCTTTACTGCCCATGCTGCATTAGGGTCATTTTCATATCTATTTTTAAACCATTGAATGGTTTTTTCTGGTATACCCGGAAATTGTTCTAAAGCCTTTTCTGAAGGATTAATAATCCAATTAAATCTACCTCTTTGCATATTTAAATATTTTCCGAGTGGAGTCGCTTTTGGCTTCAATCCTGCAATTTTAGGAACAACTATATTAGCATCTCTAGTATCTGCTAATCTAGAATAAACACCTCTAACCCCATTTGTTGTTCGATATTTAGGTATAACATAAGCATCACCAAAGAAAGCATAATCTCCTGCTAATTGATACCCAATAAAACCGACAGGTTTTCCTTTATCTTCAACATTAAAGTTATCATCATTATGAATTGCAACAATATATCTATTAATAGGATACATTTCAGATAATTCTGGATTTCTGGGGTCTAATTTTTTACCCCAAGATTCCTGCCAACGAGAAGCGATAGTACTTTTATCAGAATTTTGAAATCGAATCTCTAATTCGTGCATTTGATTTTCTTCAGTCATCTACACAACCCCTTAATCTTATAAATGATTTCTCCGCTAAGACCATAATTAGAAGAAAGATTTTGCATAGAGTCATGAGATTTAACTATTGAATCAATTTCAATTGTAGTAACTTCGACCTTATCTTCTTTATGAATTCTATTTATTAGATAATCCATATCAGAAATATCATCAGTAAATAACTCACCATAATAAATTTTTAATCCAGCCGATTTTCTGATAACATCATAAGCATTCATAATAGCATCATTGATTTCATCAGACTTTCTAACAGAAGGACTACTGACCTCTAAAAATTTATTAACAAGTTCTTGTAATTTTTTACCACTAATCTCTCTAAACTTTTGTTCCTTTCTTAAAATTTGATTCATTTGTTCAGAAGAGAGTAATGTACGAAGTCTAGTAATAGGTTTCCTAGAATCTAATTTATCATACTCACTTAAGTTCTTACCCATAAAATTAATGGTACTAAGGTCAACATCAGGATAATTTCTTGTAGCAATAGTTGAAGCATAGTCAGCCGCCCAATTTCTATTATCTTCTTCAAATTTTTCAGGTAATAATTCATCTAATATTTCAACAATATCTTCTAACGCTTGAATAAATATCGGCCAACTTTCTTCTCCACCCTTTCTAATAGTTTCAAAGAAATTAATAAGTTCTTGCAAATCAGTAATAGTAATATTTTCAGCATATCCATCCAAGATTTCTTGTTCTGCCTTAACCTCATCAGTTTGTGAAAAATTCATTTTAAGATTTCTAAAATCATAATTTCTAACATCTTCTGCAAAATCAGGTTTCTCATCTTCAGCAAACATATTAGAAGTTAATGGACCGAAATAATATTTATCCATAGATTCTATCAAATTTTTAATAGCAGTATTAAATGTTTCTTCATCAAACTTTCTCTTAATTGATGGTCTAAATGGTTGCGCTCTATCCATTCTCATTCCTGTTTTTGGAGGCGTTTTCTTACCTGCTTGTAATGGTGGTGCGCCGCTTCCACTCATAACATCACTAACACTTTGAGAAACCATAAATTGACCCTTACTTTCAATTAAAACATCATTAAGGAAAGCAAAGAAATCTTCAGCACTTTGATTTAAATTAGCATAATCCTGTTGTTTTATGGTTCCATCTTCACCTTCCATTAATTCAACTAACCAATCAGTGTAAGGAAGATAAACCGAATCATATTCGCTTTCAGCAGATGTTTCCATAATTTGTTCCCAAATATTCATTGCGTTTTTATATTCAGAATCTGTTGATTTTTCATAAGCATATTGTAAAAATTCTTTCATGTATTCTTTGAAGAAATCTGACTCATCAAATGCAATAGGGATAGATATGTCATCAAATAATTGAGCCTCAATAATGTAATATAAAATAGGGTCAACCTTTTTATTTTTAGTTAACAAATCAGTTTCTTCTAACGCAAGTTCACTCATTTGGCCTCTAACTTTACCTAATTTTTCTTTCCAATCTCTAGCAGTTCTTCCAAAAATATCTTCCATATCTGAACTAGAAATTGCTTTTGGTGCATCCCGTATAACAACAGATTCTCCAACAACAGGCTCATTAATTCTTTGTCCCTGTTCAGTATTAGGTCCGGGCCTTTGTAATTGAGTTAAATAATTTTTTGCTTCGTTTCTTGCACCTTCTTCATATTCTTTAAGATTCATACCAAGAGGTAATTTACCACCTAACATTTCCATTACTTTTAATAGACGCAATTGTTCTTTTTCTAATTTAATTCTAGGTGATTTAACATTAATTACATATTTAGGCAATTCTGGAATAGTTAACCCATGTTCCTCATTTGACCAAAAATCAGTATTTTTTAATTCTTTTGTAAATTGTTTCCAAGAGGTTTCTAACGCAGACCATTCATCATTAACCTTATCCCAAAAAGTGTAGATAGTATCTCTATCTTTAGATAATGTTATATCAACATCATTAATTTCATCTAGCATACCATCAATAGTTAGTGTAACTTTCTTTAATTTAGAAGGGTCAGGCATATTTGCTACATCTGCTGATAATTTAATCATTACTTGTTGTAATTGGGAAACACCTTCCATGCCCTGCTTTGATAACAATTGCTCAACAATTTCTAATTGTCCTAATAATTCTTCTAAATCGTCATCATCCTTAATGTATGTAAAATTGGGAGTAACCTTATTGACATTAAAGTTAGAAATTAAATTATTGTATTTCAAGTTACCTGAACCATATTTAATGTTCTTAAAATACTGTTTATCAATTTTATCAATTTGAGCAGGAGGGAAATACTGTGGCCCAGCGTCAGCAGACTTATCTCCTTCAGAAATAATTTCATCTAAATATTCATCAAAATCTAAACCTTCTGCTTCAATTGCATCTTCATAATCATCTTGGAAATCATCAGACCAACGAGATACTTTATTTTGTATTTTGGCTTGTTTATAAGCCTCTATAAATTCTTGTTTTCTTTCTTCAAAACTCATATTCATTCCTCCGTTAAGAACCCTTCCTTGACTAAATCATCTAATAATTCAGGATATGTAGAATTTATTGCATCCATTTGATTATTTTTAATTTTCTCTAATCTTTTTTTAACAAGCCCTTTTATTCCATCTCTAATATTTTCCAAAGCCGTTTGCAAAGTTTTAGAAAAATCATCAACATCACTATCTAATTCTCCATCTAAAATATTTCTTAGTCTTTCTTTTTCTGGAATCTTTTCTTGATACTTATCATTTAATGTATGAAGAAGTGGTCTTAAAACTTTTTGGTCAGCAACTTCTTTTTCAACCTTTCCTAAAAAATCTATCACAGATATAAAATTAGAATTAGATAATTTTAGTTTTTCTTCCGGAGAAGAAGTAATTATTCCATTTGGACCTGTTAAATCTGAGGATGTATAATACACATCGAATAAAGTGTATGCTATTGTTTTTTCTAGAGGAGAACCACTTTTAAGTTTATTTGCATCCTTAAATGTGCCTTCTTCTATATTACCAACAAGACCTTGAAGGTGAAACTCTTTAGTTAAATGCCTATTATCAGGATTACGTCTAAAGGTTCTAAACCTACTTCTTAACGCCCTCCAATTACTAGGTGGATTATCTAAATATAGATAGTTATGTAACTCTCTAACTATTTCCGAATATTTATCCGAACCTTCAGGTAATTTATACAACCCAACGACCTGTTTTGCACCGCCCTCTTTGGTCTGTGTGGGGGATTTTTCGCCACCGACCACCCCGAAACCACTGTTCTGACGGCCCTGTTTTTTTGAAATGAAATCAGAACGTTCTTCAGGAGAATAAGCGCGTAAAAACGCATCTACAAGTTTTTTATTATCGCCTTGAGGGTTCGCTTCTTGAAGTGCCGAGGCCAATAGGTCAATAAAATCAACGAAATCTTTAGTAACTGAATTTCTAATTCTAGAAATCTTATCCTTCATACTTTGAACATATTTATCTCTAGACTCATTATAGATATTTTTATCTGGACTATTTAATTGAGCATTAAGAATAGTTTTATATTGTTTTTCATCTAAGTTATCTCTACCAAGTATTGTTAGAATACCGTCATCATCTTTATTACCGGTATTATATTTATTCCAAGATTGATTAACATAATCTTCTTTTACTGCATCTTCTCGTATAACAATACTAGATAATTCTGAAAACCATTCATTAGCAAGAGTATTTTCTACTTCAGTATTTTGTTTCATAATTCCTTCTAGTAGAGGATTTAGCCACATCCTTTGATTTTTTTCCTGTTTACCTTTTAAGAATTTATTTAGACCTAATCCCACCTTTAAATATCCTCTAATGGGATTGCCTCTAATTTTCTTTTTAGTTGCAAATTTTCTAAGATAAGTTAATGCTTCTCGTGGTGTAATATCATTAACTTGGTATTTTTTGATTTCTACATCTTGCTTAAGATGGCCAAAGAAAGCCTTAAGTTTTGGAGTATCTTCTGGAACATATTGAATAAGAGTTTGTACTGTTTCATCACCAAGAGAACTTATTAGTAATACTTTATCTCTTCTTTTTGGTTGTAAACTTTTATAATTTTTAGCCATTAAAGTTTCAATTTCATCCCAATCTGGAGTTTGATTTGCCTTCAATGTTTCTGCCGCATCTTTGAGTAAATCTACTAATTGAGCATGGGCTAATTTTTGAGTTTGTGGTGGAGAACTCCTACCACCATGAGTTGAATCATGTTCTTTGAACTTCTCCATCAATGGTTGTAATTTAACATAATTCTCTTTAACTAAATTTCTATTTTCTTTAAATTCGGCCCTATCAGTTTTTCTCTCAGAAAATGGAATTAAATCTTTTGCCGCAGAATTTTCATTCCATTCAAAGAATTTTTTATAAGTAATAGTTGGCTGCATAAATCCAGCAAAAGCATACTTATCAAATGTTTTTTCAAACAATTGTAGTTGTAAATCAAATGATATATCTGTAAGAAGTTTCCTCCACTTAGAATTATTTCTTCCGGGCAATTGTAATTTAGTAACAGATTTTTCTGACTTAAGCATCTTGTTTTCTTTAGTCATCTCGTCTAACCAATCTCTTGCATACTTAACAAAAAAATCTACTTCCTTTTCAGAATGCATTTTAATTAATTCTAGAATATAACTATTAATAAGATTATACCAATTAGGGTTTATTTTTTTAGCCTTACGCCAAATTTCAGGGGCGGCATCATAAACCTCTTTCAATTTAGAAAGATTAGTTTTTTCTACCTTTAGAATATTTGCCCAATTCATGACTGTTCCTCCGGTTCAGGCTCATCAGGTTTCATTTCTTCTTCCTTTTCTTCTTCCGCAAAAGTTTCTTTAGGCGGTTGAGTTGTTTCATCACTAATTGTTAATTCTTCTTCAGGTTCTTTTTCTTCAGGTTCTTCTGCCTGTTGTTCTTTTTCTTCAGGTGTTGGGTCAGGTGTTGGGTCAACTGCTCTTTCATGTGCATTTGATACCCAATCGCGTTCTGCTGCATTATATTTCCATTGACCATCAGGAGATAATTCGCCGTCTTTAGGGGCAGGTTTACCCATACTTCCTTCTTTCCAATCTCCCCCTTCTTGTGTTTCTGATTCAGGGACTTCTCGCAACGGTGTCCTTTCTCGTAATCCATATTTCTGCTTAAATTCGCCTAATTTTCTTTTATGCCAAGGTGTAGTTTGTCGCATTACTTGTTTTTTATTTCTTTGCAACATCTCTCTCCAATCATATAAATCTCTAGTTGGCATTTTAAATTCTGCCTCATTTTCTGGAAGTGCTTCGCCTTCTGCCCCAAATTTCTTTTCCCAATTAATAGGGATTTTTCTATCTAAACTTCTTATTGTTTTTCTCCAACCTTGAGGTCTTTCACTTTCAGCAACATCCATAATTTTCTTTTTTTGTTCAACTGCGTCAATAATCTTTTTCTTCTTTCTTTCTCTACCTCTTTGGATAGCACTGTCTTGGTCAGCAACATTACCCATCATACGCATTTCTTGCTCAAATCTTTTTTGATGCCATTTATCAGAACCGGGAGTATATTTAGAAGTTTTTAGTTGTTCTTTCCATCTACCAAGTTTTTCTTTACCAGCACCATATAATTCTTTACCCTTTTCTTTACCGGTATCATATAATTCTTTACCTGCATCAAAAACCATTTGAGCAGCATCACCTTGAACATTTCTCATTTGCGTTCTTGCTGCTGGGCCTAATCTTTCTTCTCTTTCTCTACGTTGTGCTTCCAACATATCTCTACGTTCATTTTCATCAGTAGCCTCATCAAACGCTTGATTAAACTCATCTCTTCTTAATTTATCTTGCCACCTATCATAAGCCTGTTTATGATGTTCTTTACCCCTTTGTTCTTTAGCAGGTTTATCTACCATTTCTCCTCTTAGGGCTTCTAATAATCTATTTCTATTTTGTTCTTGAGAAGAAGTTCTTTTATCAGAAACATCCCTAAATGCTTCTGTTAATCTTTCTAAATTTTTAGGTTGTGATGCTATTGTTTTTTCACGTAATTGTTGCAATCTTGATTTAGGAACAGGTTTATCTAATAACCTTTCTACTGCTGTTTTACCCCTTGGTTTATCAACTAAAGCAGATAAAGCAGGTGTTTTTTCCTTTCTCCATTCTTCGGGAGATAATGATGCTAATCTCTCTTTTTCTGCAATTTCTTCATCTTCTCTTTGAATATCTTCTTCAATTTCTGTAAGCCACTCATCGCCTACTTTATTTCTTCTTTTAGTATCTGCACCACGACGGGCGGCTTCTGAGCGTTTATCGGCTAATGCCTCTTGTTCGCCCTCTTCTACTAATCTACGTTGTTCTAGAATATCTTCTCCGCGAAGACGATTTCTTTCCTCTTCTTTTTCTCTTCTTCTTGCAGACTCTATTCCTCTTTGTTCTAATTTGGCTTGTTCCGCACGTTCACCTTCAAGGAATTTTTCTCTATTTGCTGCATCTAATTCTAATCCACTTAATTGTTGTTCTCCTCTTGAACGTGGACCAAAACCTAATGCTCTTATAGCCCTTTGTGACCAAGTTTCTTTAGGAAGTTCTCCTTCCCCTGACCTTGCTCTTTCCATTCTTTCTTTTCTTTCAGCAGCAACTCTTTCTTTTTCTGCTTCTCTAGCCATATAGTCACTAAATTCATCTTCAGTCATATCTGAATCAGATGCTTCTTGAATTCTTCTCATTGTATCTTGATGAGCCCTTCGGCTTTTTTCGATGTTTAATGTATCTTTCCAAGTCATTGCTCATCACCCCAATACCATTCATAAATTTTATCTATTATATCTTTATGTTCGTTCTTATGGTCGCGCCAAATTTTCTTTTTATTTAAGTTTTTATATCCTTCAAGTTGAGCGTTCCAATAGTCCCAATTGAACATTATAATCCTTTTCCCCATACTGTATATCTTGGCAAATACTGTGCGTATTTAGATAACCATGTTGCTAATTTATCAATCACTTTCTTCGCCTAACCAATTAAGTAAAATTTTCTTATTTGCTTCTTTGTCTGCAAATCTACCGTGTAAGGAAGGGGCTAAATCATATTCCCTAAGCATCATTTGAATTTGTTTAAGCACCATTCTAGCGGTTTCAGGGTCTTCTGCTGACATATATGTTTTTATCATATTCAAAAGAACAGGTCGCATTCTTTCTTTCATAGCCGCCTGAACTTCTTTTTCTGCTTCTCTTACATCTTTTGGTGCAAATCTTCTTGCATCAGATATAGCATCCTTTGTGCTAATTTTTAATATATCTTCCCAACTCATTGTAATTCCTCCTTAATTTCATCTATCCGTCTTTTTAATTCAGACATTTCTCTTTCTCTAGATGCCCCATACCTTTTGTAATCAACATTATTCTTACGTTTAGTATGTGAATGAACATTTTTAATCCTATCATATTCTTTTTGAAGACGTTTTAACTCTCTCATTAACGGGTCACGTTTAGTAGATTCTATTAATTCTCTAGCCCTAACGTCAACATCACTTTTAAGTGTCTCTGCGGTTTCTAAACTTTTATCCGGTTCAATTCTTTCAAACTTTGTCCATAAACTGGGATTAGTTCTTCCATCAAACGGGTCATCATATAAATTAGAAAACCAATATGTTCCATTTATTTTATGAAATAAGTAAACAGTTTTACCTGAAGAATTTGCTAATTTTTGTGCTTCTGCTCTAGTAGAATCTAAATCGCTACTTTCTTTTCTAAGAATATCTTCCCAACTCATTGTAACTTCCTTTCCATTTCTTTCTTAACATCTAACCAGACATTAGGGTGTTGTTGAGCCAAGACTTCTTTAACAATTTGCATCTGTGCAATAACAATAGTATCCTGTCTTTTGTGAATAAGTTTACCTTTGAATTCCATAAGGTATTTTAGGCTCTCTCTAACTTCTCTCGCTAACTTAGTTAATGAGTCAATCTGTTTAGCGTCTAAAACTTCCTCTTGGAAAATCTCATCTAATTTAATATCTAATTTCTGAATGTTCTTTGAAAGTAATTCAATTTCATCTAACTCTTTCTTAGCAATAATAGTGGCTGCTGATTTCTGAACAACAGGTTGAAGGTGACTTTTCATGTGAACTGCAATTTGTTCTCTTGTTGTCCCTAATGTTTCTGCAAGAGCCTTTGAAGATAAAGTCCCATCTTTAACTCCTTTTTCAAAAATATCTCTCATAGGGTGAGTGCAAACTTTACATCGAGGATTAGCCTTTTCTTCATATTCTCCAATATGATTCCTTAAATGTCTACTTGATACACCTGAAGGCCAACCCATTTTTTTATCTAATTCATCAGGTGTAATAGATAAAGAATTTAACGAATTTTCTAATTCTTCTCTGTCATCATGTTGACAAAGGCGACAATGCTTACGGGTTTTCTTACTCATTCGTGGTCCACCTTTACAATAAATTTAGCAATCTTCATTAATTTGTTCCAACCCTCTTCATCATCATTATCAAAATGTTCAAGCAATAAACTAATATGACCACGCAATTCTTTATTTGCTTTACAATAATCCATTTTACTCATAAGTAATCTCTCCATAAATGTTGTGACCATGATTTTTTAACATTACCTCCACCTTCAGGCGGTTCATCAGGTAATGCCCATCTTGGAATAGTTAGCCCTTCTTGCTTTGCTCGTTTTAATTCAGCATTAAATAATTCCTTTCTTTTTTCTTGGACTCTAGCAGCATCGAACAAAAATATACCTGTCTTCCCATCGTGCTTGAAAGTATCTAAAGTATAACGACCTAAATCCATTTGAGAAATAATAGTTCTAATTAATGAATTAGAAATCCCTTGAATATAAAATGATTCTAATTGTCCTGCCAAATCTGCATTACCTGAAGCACGTAAAACCAAGTCACTTAGTTTTTCATCATTAGGGTCAATAATAAATTTAGTTTCCATTAACTTACGACGGTAAGCATTAAAGTTAATCTGCAATCTTTTGAATGGGGCATTAGCACTATGATAAACTGATTGGTCTTTAAGAATAACTTGCATTGTTTCAATTACTGCTGGAACTTGTTGTAATAATTCCCTTTGTCCTCTACCTTTAATCTGTAATTCTTCTAAAGGTTGTTCCTCAATCTCTTCTTCAAGTTTTCTCAATAAAGGTAATAGCCCTGTTGTAATAACATCACCGTCACCATCTGCAAAAAGGGCTTGCCAAAAAGGAGGCTTTGCTGTATTAGGACTTCTCTTAATCCAATCATCACCCATTTCAATATTAGGCTCATTTTTACCTTTAACTTCCTCTCTATACTTTACATAGGTAGGAGTTCTATAATGACCATAAACAGTTTCCCATTCATCTACACCATCAGCAGTTAAAGATTTAGGAACAGTAAATGGAATATTTCTAGGATTAGTTTTCTCATCTCTCTCAATCTCTTCTAAATCTTCAATGAAATCTTCTATCGCTAAAAGTTCCTTTGTCTTAAATGCATGAACATCCCCAATCATTTCCATTACTGAATCAATAATATCCATAGAACCCTGTCTTTCAGGTTGTCCGGCTCTTTGATAACCACTATCAATATGTCTAGTAATATGTTCTAACAAACTCCTACTACCATGTTTACCTGTAACACCAATAGAGTTCATAGTCTTACTTCTACAAGTATTATACCATGCAGTAATTTCTTTTTTAATTTTATTTAAAGAACTAGTAGTAATAACTTTTACTTTATCGCCACTATCTAATGTTTCTTCAGCAGCACCTTTCTTAGCCTTCTTAGTAGACTTTACAATAAAGTCCTCTAAAGCATAAGACTTTAGAACTTGTTGCCATGCCATAATAATCACTCAAATCCTTCATACATACTACAATAACCTTTTTCATTAACATCAACAAAATTTAATTGACATTCTCCATAGGCATTATGTTTACAGGTTCTTGCTTCACACTTTCTAACCTTACATTTATCTTTTCCACCAAAACCTGCTTTTTGGTTTTTGGGTGGTTTATCATAAGATGCTGCTTTATCTTCTCTACGTTGACGCATCTCACGTAAATCATATTCACGTTCAGATTTTGGGTGCAATTGTTCTTTCCAACTCATATTACACCACCTGTCCTAGTTACTTCATAAACCACTTTATTATCACCTTGTGATTTTAATTTAAAATGATATACTTCATAATAATCTCTACTCTCTTCTTCAATTTTAAATTCCTTAATAGGTTTACCTTTTTTCGCTCTCACAATTTTATCGGCTTTACCTTCTACGCCACTAAAAAGTCCCTCTTCAATTGGATTATTTCTATCATATACCCATTCTCCGATTGCACCTTTAGGGCCGGGTTTAAAATTAATTCTTGATTTTAATATGTCTTCCCAACTCATTTTAATCACCAATTCTATCATATAGTGGCTGAATATCTTCTTCAGCATGATTAAGACCTATTATTGGATAGTCTATTGTTTCCATTGGTAATGTAGCAAAATTTTCTAATTCCCTCATAATTTTTTTTATTTTATTCACATCATTAATTGGGTCTAATTTGTAAAGTGGATTTGTTATTTTATCAAATTGTTTCGCCCAATAAGCATCGCTACCATCTGAATACATTTCAAACGTTTGAATGCCATAACCTTCAAGTTCATTGTAGAGCCAATCCTTCCAAAGTTTTCTTATCATTTCCTCCAATGGAGGATATTCGGCATCTGTTTTCAATATATCCTTCCAACTCATTTCAATCCCTCCAAAAATCTAATTCTTTAGGAACAATCAACTGTTCGTTTTCTTCTTCCTTTTTAGTTTTCTTTTTCTTTTTTCCAACTACTTTATTGTTTATTAATCCGGGTGTTGAATTAGAAGCAGTTACAGGACCACCTTGTTTAAGAGCATCAAACCATGATTTTTCCATATTCTCCACATCATCTTTTCTTCTTCCTCTATGTCCTCTTACAGGTCCACGCTGTTTCATTCTAATAGCCGCCTTACGCCTTTTTTCTTGTTCATCCTTAGTTCTTACTCTTTCTTCTTGTTTATCCGTGTCTGCTAAAAACTGTTGATAATTTTGTTGAATGGATGATAAACGAGATTTTTCTTTTTCTTTTTGTTCTCTATAATATCTATCTCTTTTTTCTTGTTCTTCTCGCTTTTTACGTGCCAATCTTCTTTCAGATATTTCTGATAATTTTTTAGCATACTTGTCTAAATCTTGAGAAGAAGGTAAACTATCACTTAACATCTTTTCATATTTTTCAAGAGCAGGTTGCACTGATTCCATTATTGCTGGTTCAGCAACTCTTTGAATTAAAAGTGTATCAATTAATCTCCAAGGAGGGGTTTCATAAAGTTCCCAAAGATTTCTAACAGTAGAATCATCTAATGCTTCTTCATAAGCCTTTTTCCAAAAACCATTGAGAATTTCTAATCTTTTTTCTTCTTTAGTAGAGATAGCATTAACAATATCACTTCTATAATATCTACTCTCTAAAGGTAAAAATGAGCCTAACGCACCACCTGTTCTAGTGAGTATTATATTAATATTTGACTCATGTTGTTTTCTGTTATCATCAGCCATTTTTTGAGACTTAGAAAGAAAATCCTGCATAGCAATTTTAACCCTACCTTTGCTAGAACCAACAAAGCGAAGAATTCTTGGGGAAGACTTAAGTGCATAATCCTTTAATGATTTCATATCATTAATACCTTTTGCTTCTTTTTCTGCCTCATGCTTTGCTCGCTTCTCTGTATCTAAAGCACCAATATTTCCGGGATGAAGAGGTTCTCTTTCTGGATATTTTCTTCTTTGACCCTGCATTATTTCTCTACTTGGTTTAATAATATATTCAGTTGCATCAGGAAACTTATCACCTAATTGTGCTTCAATTTCAGATTTAACTTGAGCCTGTCTTTGTTTTCTAGGAACTTCAAATTTATAACCTGCGCGGATTAATTTCTGGTGTAAACTATCTTTACCTCTAGCGCGAGTAATAGGTCTATTTGTAACAAACTTAAAACCCCAATCAAGGTTCTTTTTAGCACCTCTCGGTGATTCAGTTAAAACCCCTTCTTCAGTAATTACTGCGGGGTCAACTTTTTGAATAGTGGGTCCACGAATAATACGAATATCTTCTTCACCTCTATCCCATGATTCTAGAATACTAATTAACACTTCTGGATTATATTCAAAATTAACTCTACGGCTCTTTTCGTCAAATTCAACAAGAGGTCTTTTAATAATATTTTCCCAACTCATTTCTTACCACCTTTTATTCTTAAGATTCTATTTTTAAATGTAAGGGTTAAAAAGTTCCATTTTCTTTCCGCTTCCTGCCCAATAACATTTGCTAAATTTCTTTGAATAGGTTTTAATTCAAATCTTAACAAATCTTCAACCATATCTTCAATGCGACCCATCATATCATAATTGTCTTTCAATTCTGCATATTTTAAATTCTTCTCACTAGAATAGGCAAACAACTCTTCCATAAATAACATTTCAGTATAATCGCCAACTAATCTTTTTAACTCTTTTTGGCTACTAACAAAATTGTTAACATCTACATCTTTAACTAATTTTTTTAATTCCTTCTCAAACTTATTATATCTAGGTTGCATTTCACTTGCCATAGCCTGATGAGTAACTTCATGTGTATCTATATCAATTAGTAATTCAATAAAATCATCAATATCATTTGCGGTAACACCATCTTCTATTACACTTTCCCATACATTATCTAAAAATACTACCGCCCTATCTGTTTTTTCATCATATACCCCTAAAGATACAATAGGTTCTTTTGCAGTAGTGTTTGGATTAGTATCATATATTCCATCTTTTCTATCTAATTCACGTAATGATGTAGAAAGTTCAGCCTTCAATATATCTGTCCACAAAATATCACCAAATTTTTGGGGGAAATTTTTTTAAACAGGATGTTTTCCTACTTTAATTATACACGACATATACATATCGGACAATTTTCTAAATTTTTCTAAACTAGGATGAGTATAATCTTCTGTCATATGGTCTTTGTATGCCGGAGGGTCATATTCACCTGTACGAGTATTAAAGGAATATTTATCATCCCATTCAATTAGGAAATCTTCAATATTACCCCATACTTTTTCAGCACCTTCAAGAGTTAAATCATGATTCGTATTAAACATTTTATTATATTCAGTAATAAGTTGTTTTTCACAAGGTCCGAATTCTTCATTTTTAAGTATATCCATCCAATTCATCTAAAATCACCTTTATTTCTCAAAATTTGGGCTGTAATTTATGAGGCACTAGCAAAAATTTTTTTAAGTTAATTATTCTATTTCCAGTATAAGAACTAATGTTTATAAGAACGTAGTTTAAAAGTAAAGATTATAATCATTATATTTGAAAGTAAACATTAGTTTAATCATATTTAATGTTGGAATACTTGTAATGGTATGCAAACCTTATGGCCGAAGTTTGTTTTAAAGTTAACTTAATAAGTGTTTAATATAAACAATACGTGTAATATAATATAAATGTATAATGCACATTTGCCATAAGTGATACGACTTACAGTATGCGATATTGACTACCCTTCATATAGTCTTGCATAATACAGACAATATTTTATGTGCAAAATAGCAAATAAGTCATTATTCCGCATTAATTTTAATTAAATAAAAAATCGGTGCAAAGCATATGGTTGTGTAAAACCTCATTTAATTTAATATACTGCTATCATATGGTAATGTATTAACTTTGGGAAATACAATATTGCCCCGAAGGGCGTTATTTACAAGGATATCTTAAATCCTCTATCCGACCTCTAAATCGTTTAGGGTCGAAATTATAGTTATCAGTACCAAACATATTAACAAAAAATGTTATTGTTCGGTCTGAAGCGTCACTAAACGCTAATGTTTCAGCAATTGCCTCATAATGCCGTCGTTGGAATTTACTCATTAGTATTCCTCCACGCATTCAATACAGGCAAATTCGCCATCCCAGAGATAACCACCTTCAAGGTGAACTTCTATCTCTTTTCCGCAATTAGCGCATTCACAGTCATAACTTGTTGTCATTCTTCTCCCTCCACTTCGTATTCAACTGTTGTTGGCTCATATAGTAATTTAGGCATACCTACCTTATCCATATAATTAACGATAGCGTCAACCTGTTGCATATATTTCCAAATTGAACTGCTATACGCCTTCAAATCTGCTTTCGTCATTTCGTGCATTTCCTCTACTGTTTTTATTTCATTCATATTTACGCCTCCTTAAATTCCCAATAAATCCATTCTTCGTTCTCAATCATCATTATCAATTTGGCCATTTTAAAAGCCCCACTGTTCAAAAGGATACATTTTCATTCCTCGGCAATAAGAGCATTATTCAAATAGGTTTAGGGTGCGTGTAACCAAAGTTTACCTTACCATATGGTATTACTTTGGAATACCTCACTAAGACATAATGTACAAATCCTCTTTATGCCCGACCGCAATCGGGTCGCTGTGCCTGAATAATTATTTAACCAATAATAAGGGATACCTGCCAGATTCTCTAGCGAGAACGCTTCAATGCTAAAATAGTGAGAAGCAAGATTATTTTATAATCGTCATTTAGCGATGACCAGCGCAAACAAAAAAGTAACGATTTTTGGGGTAGTAAAAGTAGCCGTCGATTTCATTGGCCAAGAATGGAATTGGGGTTCGGTGAAATTTAGGGGATATGCTACCAAGGCATAATGAACCTCAGCACTTATTTCCTGAGCATGAAGTAAAACTGTTCATTATATTCCACAGTGGGAAGAAAGAGAGTTAAAAGGCGATATTGTAATAATAGACGACGAAGATTTATGCCCTAGTAAATTGTTGGTAACAGAAGTAGATGATTAGATGGCCATTCATTGAAGACGCAATTGAAGACGCATACCTAGTATTCGGTATTAGCAAAAAAAGCAAACCTCTCGGACTTCCTTTTCTATTCTTAAGGCCCCATGCAGCCTTCTTGGGAAAGCCTCCCTTAATGTCTATTTAGCGATAGATGAGTAAAAGATGTGGCATTATGCATAATGGCCGTGTACGCACAGCGGGATATAAAAGGTGCAAGGCATTCATCAAATACAGGAGAAATAAAAATGTTTGGAAGAAAAACAATAGCAATAGGAAATGAGCCAAAAATGACCTTAAAGGTTGGACACGATAGATATAATAATTTGATAATTAAAGAATTAAGAGTCAGCGGTGACTCAATTGATGAAGTAATTAGTCAATTAAAACAGAGCCTAGAAGAATTTAATCAAATGAAGGGAGAAATTCTTTTAGCAGAATAACCCTTCGGGGAATTGTTAGATTACCAAAGTTAATCACAACCATATGGTATTACTTTGGAATATTTACGTAGCCTCAATAATACATATAGAACAAATGCTCTTAATGCAGGGCGGGTTAATACCGTTCTAATGGAGAAAATAAACAGGAGATGAAAAAAATGGCAGATTATAGCATGACAGACGAAAAATGGAATAAGAACAAGTCTAAGGTAACTACATACCTTGAAAACAATGACTTGGGAGATATGGAAGCAGTTATTCGGTGGAACCTAAATCAAGGTGATACTGATGTTGATAACCGGAAAAGATTCTGGACAAGCATTACCACACTTTTTGGTATGCTACCGGACAGCCCAATTACCCGTGGGCGCGAATCGTCACTACCGGAAGAAGTCCAACAGACAATCAATTCGATTGCTGTTCAATACGCAGAAGCGTTTTCTGCGCCTTTTGCGACGGACCCTCTTTTTGGTGAAATCGTTCGAAAGCATGGAAAGTCGGATTACGCGGCTTATGATGATTCAGACGAATATGCAGAGGTATTGAAGAATTCAATGCGAAACTCTTTAACGAGTTATTACCGAAACCACATTAAGGGCAACGATGGCCCACAGTGGGATGGTACAATGACTGACGGAATGGTAACAATTAACGTTATTTCGTCAGAATCTTCTTCACAGGAGGAAGAGGAGTAAGGGTGGTAAAATCCGCCCTGCACCCTTTAGAGGGTTATCGGCCTTAATCACAATAGGCCGGTAACTCTCAAATTGGGGCTACGCGTTATTCTCCAAAGTAGAACCATATGGTCATGCATTTATGCATATGACCTCAAAAATAGGGTATCTTAAAAATATGTACGAAAAACACGGCGAAAGAATTATAGAAGCATCTGTCTACATTCTATTTATTGCTGTATGTATTTATTACTTAGTAATAAATCCTGTTGAATGCACTAACCCAGATGGTTCAATGAATTCACTGTGTTATCCTCCATAATCACTTAATACCATATGGTAATGAAAACTTTGTAACAGCACCCTAAGACATTAGACATTTTTGCCCTTAATACCCAAAGGGGGTTAACAAAATATGGAGATTGAGAAGTTTAACGAGCAAGTAGGCCGAATTAGTGAGTGGTTGGATAACATTGAGGATGATTCAATGGCGATTGCCATGCTAAGGCAACAAATTGATATTGAACCAGCAGATAACGATAAAGCCCGAAAGAAGCACATGGCAGGTTTGAAGACTTTGCTACAAATGAGCGAAAGAACTGATTTGCCCTCAGTAACTCGTTCACGCGGTCCACACCGTGAAGAGGTTTATGCTGAATCTGCAAACATCACAGAAAAAGCAGAAGCACTCTTTGAAGCCGCAGGTGCATTTATGCATAAATGGGACACCAAGGAGGAATATAGCGAGTGGTTTGTCAAGAATATCGCAGAAAGCCACCACAGACACCAAACAAAGACAGAAAACACCTCAAAGGGGGCTTAATTGCCTCCTGACCCTTTTTAGGGTCAAAATATCTTTACCCCAAAGTTAGTAGATAAGACCATATGGTTGTAAATGAAATATATGATATTTCTCCGTCAGAAGGGCTTCTTTGCCCGTTTGAAATCTAACCAATATAAAAGGGGTACTGCGAGCCACAGAAAAATAATTGTCTGAAAATATGGGGGCTAAACTAAAGGTACGGCCCAATTGACATATACGATATAGGATAGTATATCTGATAAGTATAATGATATATGATATTAAGATACTATACCACCCGCACAACATTAGAGTGCTTCTACCGGAGTATTTACATGGGAGAGCCTTTTGTAAAATAAACAAAAGAATCTTTTAACCTAAAATGGCTGAGTGAAAAGATGAGATGAGAAGTTCAAATATGCCCTTCGCACGTTCAAACTACATATTATCTCCTACATTTTGTACACGATAACGATGAAGTTCATACGCATTATGATGAAGATATTACGAAGAATAGGCTAAAGGTTATTCTCTAATTATCATTATTATCAAATGATGTTTAAACTAAACCTTCATATACTCTACTATGGATGCAGACTTGCCCCGCAGGGGCCAATCAATACATAAGGATTAAAACAAGATATAGAATTAAATTGATTGTATTTTTGAAACAAAGGTGAAGAAAATGGAAGGTTGGACAGCAAGAACAGAAGAAGTAAGCGATTTTATTGCAACTGAAGGATTTGACGAGCAATTGCGACAAGTTATTCAGTTCCAATTAAATTTTGGAAATGAGAACCCCGCACAACAAGAGCGAGTTTGGGACAGTATTAAGTCTATGATTCGTGGATTGGATGGTTCTCCTGTAAGAAGAGGAAAGAAGAGCAATTTGCCTGCAAGTGTAAATGTAGCAGTTGACCAAGTTTGTGCTGAAGTGGCATCACTTCATGCAAACCTATTTGACAGCAATCCGCTACTACAAGCAGTATTGCTAAAACACGGAAAAGCCGGTGGCGGTTCATACGAAAGTGGGGCTTCATACGGTAAAGCAGTTAGCAAGAAAACTCGTACTCTTCTAAAGAAGATGTATGCAGAAGATTCATGGAACGGTGAATACAGTGGTTTAACCGCTACTGTCGCTATTTCCCATGATGAAGAAGAGTGAATTAAAAACTCATTCTAAAACTGATTGATTGATGACGTAACGGGGGATAGTAGGGGTTTGGCTTTCGGGTCATTATCCCTGCTATTCCCCTAATTTTTATTTAACATATCATTAAAATGATATTAATCTTTTTCTAAATGTTACAAAAGCAGATGGGGTCGCGCCCTATAACCTACGAGCCGATTCCCCATATTGAGCAAACAGTGATTATTTCCATTATTCTCAATGTTTTCATAGAGTGAAAAAAACAAATTGATGGGGATAAGGCATAGTATCTTATACATTTTGTTTATTATTTATTATTTTTATTATTATCAATACTACTACTACTTGAACACCCTCAATCTCACAGACACAGAAAGACACACCCCCTGATAATTATGATAATCGAGAATCGAGAGGTATCTGCTACAAAATGCACACGATAATGGGGGTTTTCGTACACATATTGTCATTATCACGGCCTGTAATAATTTGATAATTACCAAACCGGATATGACTTTTCACTTAATCAAATTAATTTAATACAGAAATAAAAGGAGAAATGAAAGATGACAAAACATTGGATGACAAAGAAAGCAATTGTGGTTATGTTTGAAATTAAACCTAGCCATTTAGATAAACTAAGAAAGAATGGCGCAGTTAGAACAAGATATGTTCCTCGTAAAGAAGGACAACGTGGGCGAAATCCATTAGTGTTTAATTGTGCAGATGTAAAGGCTTTTCTAAAAATGGATAAAGATGTAAGAAAGGTTACACTTAATATCAGCAAACATAGAAAGGCTTTAGGAGAAAAATCTTTGAAAGGTTCAAAGGATTTAGATGATGCAATAAACGATTTTAATAAATCTCATTGGCACTATAAAAAAGATAACTCAGCATGGGACAGTCTTAAAAAGATGCCTGAAGAAATGGTAAATCATCCTAAACATTATAATCCCGGAAAGATTGAAGTTATTGATGCAATTGAAGATTGGCGTCTTGACTTTAATGAAGGAAATGTAATTAAATATATTGTTCGTGCAAAACGCAAAAATAATAGAAAGCAAGATTTACAAAAGGCTCTTTGGTATATCCAAAGAATGCTAGATAATTTGTGATTCATCTACGAAGGTAGGTGTGTTCCACGATGTTTTTTATAAAAGGCGAAAGTAAGAGAAATCCATTTATGAGTATTTCGATGACCTACTGATAGTAACCTTAGTATTAAACAGTTAAAACCAATAAGGGGATTGGATAATAAGTGATTGTCGCCCCATAGTTATGAGATAGTATCAAATATCTACGGACAACCTTCGCGGAACAAATTAAATTCTAGGGGTAATTCGGGAGAGTAGGGTGAAATAAAGTTCGGCCCGTATGATGTGTTCCCTACACAGAATTCATGTTAATTACCCCTTTTGTTTGTTAATAATTTGGTTGCCCGGCAAATTTAACAAACTAGTCCTGAGCAAAGAATAGAGCGAAATATTCTTTTTAGACGATAAAAGGCTCAATCCCATTCATGGGCCATTGGCGCAGTTAGGTAGCGCAACGGGCTTTTAACCCGTTGGTCAAGGGTTCGAATCCCTTATGGCCCGTTATATTCATTTGTCAAACAAAGACATTAAAATAAACAAAAGGCGGGATTTCAGAGTTTGGCCAAATGAGCAGGACTTAAGATTCTGTGCGAAATGCTTCGTGGGTTCAAATCCCACTCCCGCCACTTTGGGCAATTAGTGTAGTCTGGAAATCACTTTGGCCTTCTAAGCCGAAAACAGGGGTTCGAATCCTCTATTGCCCGCCTTATTCAATAAAACAAAAGGAGATATAAAAATGAAGAAAAAAGATATGAAAAAAATGATAGAAGAAATAGAGCGGCTTGGTGTCCTTGTTAAGGACTTTGAGTTAAGTAAACACATTAAGTTGTGGATAGAAAATAAAAACACAGGAACTATTAAATTAGTTACTGTGTCTGCCACACCAAAATGTAAAGGAAAATATGCATTAGTAAAATCTAGTGTTAGAAAAGTATTTAGAAAAATAGGTGAAGAAATATGAAAGAACAAGATGAACAAATGACGAAGTTTGATATGGTAACAAAGAACCAAAAGAAGAAGTATGAAAATGAAATTGAATATAGAGAAGAATTAGGCGCGTGTAAAGGTGGACTTGAAGCGGCCTATGAAATTTTTATGGTGAATCCATCATCAATGAATTTTAGTATTCTAGAATCAAAGATGATGCGATATCAGAATATTACTTGCAATTGTTATTATGGAGATGAGTAATATGACAGGAAGAAAAATGTATTTTGGTGTAAGTAGTTTAATTGGTGGCGGTGTATTTTATTTTAACATTGAACAAGTTTCAACAGTTAGAATTGTGCATTGTCATAAGGAATCAAAGATGTTTCAAACGTATTTAGAAATGTGTGAAGATAAAGGTATTGAACCTTGTAAGAATGTGTATTTCTTAAATGTTGGTGCAAAGGGCGCAAAAGAAAGTTTTTTGATTAGTGATACAAAACGAAAGACTTTAATTAAAAAGATGAAACACGTAATGTTTGAATTGCCTACTGAATATGGAGATGAGGAAGAATGAGTATTGAAGAACAATATGATGATATGTTAGATGATTGTTGGGGAGAAATTAATATTTGTGGCATGATGTGGTGTGCCTCAACAGTTTTGAAGAGAGTAGACCCAATTGCATATAGAGTTGGATTAGCAGATTATGAATCTTTCTTGGAGGAAGAAGAATGAATGCACCAACAGAAGAAAGGTTTTTGATAGAGTTTGCAAAACTTATTGATTCCTATGGGGGCGTAATTGATTATGAATTTAATCTTGGTACATTCTGGTGGGAAAATGAACACGGTCAAGTTTACACAATGATAATTCAAGGATTGGATGAGTAATGCTAGAAAAGTTAGAGAAAGTAGAAAATAAATGGATGACAATGCGTGAGTATTTATCACCAAGTCAACGTAGATATTGGAAAGAAAGTTTCCTAAATAAGACAGTTCTAGAAGTTAGAAATGAAATAAAGAGACATTTAAAGAGGAATAAGAAATGAATATATTTGTATTACATAAAGATGCAACAGAAGCGGCTAATTATATGTTGGATAAACATATTGTAAAAATGCCAACAGAAACAATGCAGATGATGTGTACTAATCTAGCCCATCTAGGTTATACAGGTTGGTTGCCAATGAAGTCAGTAATGCTTAATCATCCATCAACTATTTGGATGAGGCAAAGTTACGGTAATTGGTTATGGTGTATTGAACACCTAGAATCAATGCTTAACAATTATACTCATACCTATGATAAGATTCATATGGTTGAAAAACATTGGGATAAAATGTCTGATGATGTTTATGCATTTTTGCTTGAAGAATATCATGCAGATGAAAATGAAGATTATGAACCAACACCATTTGCTATGGCTATGCCTGATAAATACAGAAATGATGATGTAGTCAAAGCCTATCGTGATTATTACTTAGGTGATAAGTGGGAATTTGCTACATGGAAAGCAAGAAGAATTCCTGATTGGTGGCCGCATGACCATATTCAAAATAAAAAACAAGAAATGCTTGACAAGTTTAATAAGCAATTTGGCGCGAGTGTGAAACTATGAGATATGGAAGAATTGTAACATTTAAAATTGAGTCAAATGATTTGAAGGATTTGAAAGCCTTTATTTCTGGACTAAAGGGATATGCCGAAGGTAACATAATTAACCGTAGGACTAATATTTCTTATATAACAGAAGAACCTTGTGTAGAAAGGAGAGATGAAGAATGATTGAATGTATAGTATGTAGAGAATTAACCTTCAGCATAGACGAAGAAATATGTCTGAAGTGTGGAAGTAGTATGAATTTATGGAGTGAAGAAAAATGAAGCCACATGAAAAGATTGAAGAGATGATTAAGAACGCAGAAAAGAAAGTCCATGCCGGAGAATGGTTGAGAATTGAACAAGTTAGAACACTAATGAACCAATTTGGTATTTGGATGATTGAAAGAGAACAAGAGGAATTGAAAAACCTCAAGCATAATATATTGGAAGATATACGACAAATAGGTGAAAAAGAATATAGAACATTGGGGGAAGAAGAATGAAAGATTATGAAAAGAAATTTGATTATAGTGAACTAAGTGATGAGTTAGATAAATCTGTAATGGATTCAGACTTGCCGGAAGAAGCAAAGAATTTTCTATTTGATTTGAATGGTGATGTGCTAGAATATACACAAGCCTATGAAGATTTTCTAGTAAATTCTACTAAAGAAGAATTGCTTGGTTTTGTGCGAGGATTTGATAATATGATGATTTTATATTTTGAATCTGTATTACTAGAATTGGGAATTGATTATTTTCAAGCACCATTTCCCCTACATTTCTATAATATATCTATGGGAAATGATATTATTGAGAAATGGCATGGAAGTGAAGAAGAATGAGAATTAATTTAGAAGGAGATTACCTAGAAATAGGTATATTCGGGATGGTACTAATCGGCATCCTTGAATTAGCATTTTGGGGTTGGATGTTTAGAATCGGCTCAAAACGATTAGGACAAATTTATAAAATAATGGAGAGTGATGAAAGTGAGTGAATTATTTAAAGATGATAGACATATTGTAGAATACAGAGTGGTTAATGATGAAAATCTACCACCAATTGTAATTACTATGACAGAAGATGATGAGGTGAAGGTTGTAATGAATCAGCATCATAAAATTTGGCTATGCTTGCATAGAAAAGAAATTGCAGGTTCAGCAAACTCATTGTTTGAGAAGATTGATATGATTTTGACAGGGTTTTTGTCAGAACAAAGAGAATACGAAAGGATGGATAATGAATGAAATGTAAAATATGTAAGGGAGAAGGGTTCTATAAGGTTGATGATAATGTAATCAATCGTTGCTCAATTTGTGATGGGACCGGAGAAGTAACAAAATGTCGTAATTGTAACGGTGTAGGAACTTTTACCCGTTCATTTGTAACTGAATGGAGAATTGTCCCTTGCATGACTTGTATTGGGAATGGTATTGTCCCAAAACGTTTATATGATTGCCAGAACTGTGATAATACAGGAATAACAATGAATAGTCATACTGTTTATTATGATGATGGAAGTAGAGAAATAATTTATGAACCCGATATATGCGGGTGTAAAGAATAGGAAGTGAAAAAATGGATAGAGAATATGAAGAATTATTGCCCCGTAGGGCATTAGGCGAAGGTCATTGGGACCGAAGATTAAAAGAAAGAATGGTTGATTTGTCAGTAGCAGATAACTATGATGATTGTAAACACGAATGGATTGTTACCGAAAATGTTTGGTATATTCCATTTGGTGAAGATGCGAATGTAGTTTTACCTGACGTTCATTGTCATGGAGAAAATGCTCATGCACACGAATGTTTATGTGGTCATCCTATTGTTTGGCATTTTGAGATTGAGAATACTGAAAACGGTAATAAGCAAATTGTCGGTTCAGAACATATTGAATCTTACATGGTCATTCGATATTTTGAGAAGAAGGGATATGACCCTGAAGCGGTTACTGAAGAAATGATTGAAGAATGGATTCAAGAGCGTGTTAAATCTCTTAAAGCCCAATGGTGGTGGGATTTGCATGGTGAACAGTTTACTGAATGGTTTGAAGAAATTCGTGAATTGGATTTAAGAGTAAATCAACGAAGAAAGGGTAGTGTTTATTCTCAAACAACTAGACGTTATGAACCCCAATATGTTATTCGTAAGAAAGCCGAAGGTAAATTTGGTCAAGCAGGATATAAAATGGCATCTATTGTTTGGAGATGGAATCATCCTAACAATAGTCGTCGTCAAATTGAAACACGCGGTTATCCAAATGAGCGTTTGTGGAATGATTTGCAGATTTTCTATATTACTCAACAACAATATAGACAACAGATTCAACAAGAAGATGCTGAAATTGCAAGAAGGGTTGAAGAATTGGCTGAGCAGGATAGATTGGCAGAAGTTCGCCGTCGAGAAAGAGATGAAGAATATAGGCGTCAACGTATTGAAAGGGAAAAACGAATGGAAGAGAGAAGAATGCAGGAAGCGGAACTTGAAGGAATTCAAGAAGAAAAGCGTCTTGCTAATCTTATGAAAAATAGATTAGATGCTGAATCAGCAGAAACCACATTTGTTCAGATGTGTGAGTATTATGATGTGCCTGTTTTTACCAGAGATAATGGTGCGAATGATTGGGAAAGAAGATTTTTAGGAGACCTTATTATTAGAATGGGTCAAGGTAAAAATCTATCCAATAGTCAATTGAACCATCTTAGAAATATTGTGGTTGATGAGCCATTACCTGCAACTGATAAGCAGATTTGGTATATCCAAAAATTGGCCGGAGATGATTTTGAAATCCCTGAAGGACTAAATAGAGTCACGGCTAGTGAATTAATTTCAATGTTGAAGGAGGAAGAATAATGACAGAGTATTGTTTAGAAGCAGGAAGTAATTTGGAATTGGCGTTTTTCTTATCATTCTTTGTATTACTTGGTCATATACTAATTCATTATTGGTTGCCAAGGCGACCATATATCCCTAAACAATTTAGGGAAACTGACGGTAATACAGATGAGGCACTAAGGAGTGTATCATTATTTAGACAGATTTTAGAAGAAGGAAGTGAAAAGAAATGAGTAAAACAAAACAAGAGTTAGTAGAAGAGTTAGATGCTCTTCAAAAGAATTTTGCAGATGAGAAGAAAACAATAGGTGAAACATTAAACACCTTATCATCTAATCTAGCAACAGAACAAGCCCTTAGAATGAATTTAGAATTGATGATGGTTCAATATGAAAAGACCATCTTAATTCTAACTAAGCGATTAATGGAGGCGAGGGAGGCTTAATATATGACCCCCTTCATGGCTACTTGCCTCGGACAAAAGGTATGCCAAACTATAAAAAACAGGAAGTGAAAAGAATGAAATTAAGAATTTTGAATGAAACAGGACACACGGAATTAGAAGTATCTGCAAGTGAAGTTATTGAACACATTAACGACCATCCTACACATTGGGTGTTTGTTGATGGTGAAATGGTTTCACGCGAAGAAGTCACATCACTTAATTGGGATGAAGTTGCTTCAGTAGATTTAACACCCGCGATTGTCGGTGGTTATTAAGTCTAAAATAGACTGAAAGCCCCCTTCAACCCATTATGGGTGTATTTGGGGGAGAGAGGAGTTTAAATTTATTCCTCTCTTCCCCTCTTTTTTTTGTTTTGTGAAAACAAAAACTCAAAAAACAATAGGGGTGGCTATCGTCGGAATTTCGGGTGTTATTATGAAACCAGATAATAAGAATTATATGTCTGAAGATGTGTTAAAAATCATTTTAGAACAATTAGGTTGGTCTTATACAGGGACATTAACGGATATATTAAGAGAACATAATTTAAATGGGCCTATTGTGCCTATTCGGGCAGATTTTTACCCTATTGGGTGGAAACTCGCTTCGTCGAATAAAGCCATTATTATATGTGATGGTTATAAAAGTGTTATTCACTATAAAAATGAAAGATTCCTCACAGGTTGGGGGATTTATGATAGATTCGGGCTTGAAGGTCTGAACGATATAGAAAATTGGAATTTTGAAGAAGAAATGGAATGGTTAATTAAAAAGTATAATGGGGATTTGATTACCTCATTTACTCAGTTAACTGATTGTCCGTTTAGAACAAGTATAAGGTGTTAAAAATGTTACCAAGTGAAAAAGAATGGATTCAAAACTTATTGAAACAAAGATATTATCAAGCAGATGAAAATACATGGCCCCAAGTTTGTCAAAGAGTGGCTAAATTAGGCAAGACGCCTGAAGACCAAGCGGCATTTTTTAATTATTTGTTGCATTGTGATTTCCTACCTAACAGTCCCACATTATTTAATGCGGGAACAGGTAAAGGAAATCTTTCGGCTTGCTATGTGTTACCAATGAAAGATTCTTTAGAAGAAATCTTTGATACTGCTAAAAATACGGCATTAATTCATAAATATGGTGGAGGAACAGGTTTCGATTTTACCAGAATTAGACCTGAAGATGCTACTGTTGGTGGAACAAATCAAGTTGCATCAGGACCACTCTCTTTTATGAGAGTTATTGATGCTAATACTCAAGAAATTAAGCAAGGTGGAAAACGTCGTGGGGCTAATATGGCCGAACTGCGAATTGACCATCCTGATATTGTAAAGTTTATTAAGATGAAAACAGCAGATGATGGAACATTAACTAATTTTAATATTAGTGTTAGTGTAACAGATTCTTTTATGGAAAAACTTCAGAAATATCCAGATGACCCTTGCTTTTTTCATTGGAATGATTATGCATATCTAATTAATAATGAAACAGACGAAGTAGAGATGGAGAGTACTGATTCTACATTTGATGATAAATACACTTATCGTCAAGTTTGGGACTTAATTGCACAATCAGCATGGGAATGTGCAGACCCCGGAATTATCTTTATTGATAGAATTAATAAACAAATGCCAGCAAATTACTTGGCTCATCCTGAATACTTGAATGAAACAGGAGATGATTTGACTATACGCGCAACTAATCCCTGTGGTGAACAGCCGTTGCCCGATTATGGTTCATGTAATCTTGTTGCATTAAACTTGGGTAATTTTGTTTCTAAGGGCAAAATGGATTGGAATAGGCTTCAAGATGCAGTTAAGTATGCTTATCGTTTAGGTGAAGCAGTAATTGATGAGAATGTTTACCCTATTCCTGAAATCGAAAAGCATAGTCGTGCATATAGGAACATTGGTATTGGTGTTATGGGATATGCTGATGCCTGTATTCTCATGGGTATGCGATATGGAGAAGAAGATGCTTTAGCCTTTGGTGAAGAAGTAATGCGTTTTATCTATAAATGGACATTTGTTGAGTCAGTGGAATATGCTGAAGAATATGGTTGCTTCAAAGGGTGGGAATACGGAGATTATAAGCCACTTATTGATGGTCGCCAATTACCACCAGAAACTCGCAAGAAGTATAAAAAGACAGGTTTAAGAAATATTTGTATTACAACAATCGCACCAACAGGTAGCATTGGGTATATTGCAGATTGTTCTACGGGAATTGAACCTCATTATGCTGATAAGGTGTTTAGAGTTGACCAATCTAATCCTGAAGGAACATGGATTACTACACCATTAGCGGCTAAATACCCTGAAGTATTCGTTGCGGCTACTGAATTAGATGTAGATGCTCATGTTGCAGTTCAAGCGGTATTTCAAAAGTGGGTTGATTCAGGAATCAGTAAGACGATTAATATGGATAATAGTGTTACAGTTGATGATGTTAAGCGAGCATATATGTTGGCTTGGGATTCAAATTGTAAAGGTGTAACAATTTATAGGGATGGTTCAAAGTCTATACAGGTTTTGAATACTTCAGAAAAAAGTAATTTGAAACCTAAAGACTTAGACGATATTAGTGAAGCAGTTAGATTTAGATTGCCGGCTGAAGGTCTTGATGATGAATACATTTACATTACAGTATCACACTATGAGAATAAACCTATTGAGATGTTTGTGAATTATCCATATCTAAATAGACCAACAATAGAACACACTCAACGTCGAGAACAATTAGACAGTATTTCTAGACTTATTTCTGTTGGATTGCGTTATCATATCCCATTGGATAAATTGATTGAGCAATTGGAAAAATCAAAAGGTTCAATGAGAGGTACTGTTGCACAAATTTCAAATGTATTGAAAGAATTTGCATCGAGAAGTGATGACCCTTACACTGAATCTTGTGTAGAATGTGATAATGGAAATATGGTTTTCCAAGGTGGATGTGCAACCTGTGATGTTTGCGGTCATTCCGAGTGTGGTTAAATGATGAGGGAAAGTTGGTCTAAATTTTTAAAAGATTTTAAAGAAGCAAAGATGCTAATTATTGAATTAGAAATGGAACGTAGAGGAAAATACGAACCTGCATATGTTTGGGATTCTATTATAGAGAGAATGTATGGAATAGAAATGAGTGATAATAGAGATGTAGATAAAATTACACTCTTAATGACTGATGTTTGTAGACACTTATTATTACCACAAACAATGTTTCCTAAATCATGGTTAATTAAAAAGTTACCAGAATTAAGGGATAGAATGAATTATTATAAATATAATGAAGAGGAATAAAGATGTTTAAAGGAAAAGAAGAATTAGAAGGAATGTATAAAAGTGAAGTTTTGGAATTTATGAAAGATATTGTATTTCCAAATAGAACAAAGGGAGGTTTAATTATGGCTAATGGTTTTACTAAAGAAATCATTGGAACCAATATGTCAGCACATAGGCCAATTATTGATGGTGTTGAATATACATGGAATTATTTAGAAACTTACCCTAATCCCTTACTAAGGGTGTTGGCATATAGATTATGGAGTAGTTATAATGGAGGTGAAGAAGAATGAATGAAGAAGAAGTAAATGTAAAGTATAGATTTAGAATTACTATATTGAGAGCAAGCGGTAGTGTATGGGTTGAAGATTATAATTCAATCCCTGCTATGCTTGAAGGTGCAGGGGAATTGATTGCTCAATATCCTCACTTAGTATTGTCTAAGCAAAGAATTGTATTACAGGAAGATGAGTAAAATGACCAAAGACCCTGAATATGTAGAAAGTAGAATTTCTTATATGAAAAGAATTGCTACTAGATGCAGAATTTGTGGTGGTCAATTAACTGACCCTGAAGATGCAAAACATGAAATGCACGAAAAGTGTTTAAAAAATTATAAAAAGAAGAGTTATGGAGTTAGATAGAATGGAAACTATATTTGATAATGAAATTAAAATATATACGGCTGATGATTCAAGTAGATATAATTCTGCATGGCTAACAATTAAAAGTGATATGACATATGAATATAGTAATTCTGATTATAATTGGAGGCGTCACTATGATTCAGATTGTGTTATGCCCAACAGGTTTACATCTGAACCTGAACCGACTATTGCGGCAATAAAGCATTTTCTTAATAGAAAACTTAAACTAAATAGAAAAGGAAAAAGTGATTTTAACACGTATATTACAATAGGTGATAAAAAGGAACCCCTAACTATTTTGTTTAGTAAAATTGGTGTTAGGTATTATTTGATGGGCGAAATGCAATCAAAAGATACTGTATTATCTGCAATATGTAGAGTAATTTATAGGTCATGTTTTGAATCTGACCAATCTAAATTATATAATTATATGCTACATCATCTAAGATTGCCAGAAAATGTATCATATGCTTTAGAAAATCGCGCACCTTTTCATTGGTATGTTAAGGCTAAAAGGATTGAAGTTAGATTTAACATCAAAATGATTGGAGATGATGAATGTGCTATGGAAATTTCTGATGGTATTTGGGCCCCTATTTCAGTAAAGAATTTAAACGTTTATATGAATTATTATTGGAAGGGACAAGATAGAGGTTCTTGGAAATTTTTGTCACCAAGGAAACTTTGGACAAAGTTAATGAAAGAAGAACCTTCTGAAACGCAATTGAAAATGATGATTGCATTTTTAGGACAAAATAGAACTGATGATTTAGTACAGAGCAGGGCGGTCCAACTTGTAAAGGATATGTCAACCCAATATAAAAATAAAATGAAGGTTTTATGGTATGATGCAGGTGCTTCTAATAAGCAACGAATTAAAGCAATTTTAGTTAAAGGTTCGTTAGCCGATTGGATTATAACAGATAATGAATTTAAATCTGATATTCAGGCAGTTTCTACATTTATCTATAAGAATGATGCAGGGGGTTCTGAAAAGAAATTCTTGGATGGTTACGTTGCAGGGCCAATTTGTATTGATAACATGACGAAAAACTCATCAGTTGGCGACCAATTTGCGGCAAGAACTATGGCATTATTTAATGATAAGTTAACTGTTAGTCTTGTTAATACGATTAAAAGATATTTGGATGATGTTCATGTTGAAGGACAATATTTATGTAGAATAGATTTTGATGATTTCAACCATCAGACAATTGATGATATGTTGGGGAATTAATATGAATAATGTTAAATTTATTACCGTAATGGTAGAATACGAAAGTGACGAAATATGGGAAGAGTCACTTAAAGATATAGAAGAATTAATATCAATGATGAACAATATTAGTAGGCAAGCCACTATTATTGAAATTAAGGAGGAATGAAAATGAGAGTAGAAGATACAACAAAGTGTAAAGAGTGCAATAGTAGAAACTTAGTTGAAGATATTAAGCGAGGAGAATTATATTGCGCTGATTGTGGTTCAGTTTTAGATGAAAAGCAAATTGAACGAAAAACATCGGGTCGAGAAAAAGATGGCGACCCAAATTCAGCAAGAATTTATGAACCAAATGACCCTGCATGGGTTTTGGGTTCTCAAGTTGGTATTAGAAATACTGATGGTTCGATTGACAGAACAAAAATTGGCAGAGCGTTAAGAAAAGAAAATAAAAGGCAGTTACCAAGCCATGTTAGAAATCAACAGAAAGGGATAGTGCAAGTTAAAATGCTTCTTGCAGATTTAGGCGCACCTCTTGATTTTCAAAAACAAGCAGTTTGGAACTATAAGCGACTAAATCAACTTAGAGTTTTTAATGGTATGCCTTTGGAAACTAGAGCCGCCGCAGTAGTTTATTTTACTTATAGGGATAATAATATTTTAAGGTCTATTGAAGAAGTAGCAGAAGCAAATTCTTCTCATCCTAGACAAGTTGCTAAGTTATCTAGAAAAATTGCTTCGGCATTTAGACGACCTTGGGTATTGTCTAGAAAAAATATGCAGGATGAGATTCTAAAATATTGTAATCTACTTAAGATGAATCAGAATGATATTGCATCTATACTTGAATTATCTGTTCCTGTGGAACAAATGGCTGACGGCCTTTACTATCAAAAAGGAGTAGGATTAACTGCGGCTCTTATTTATCTAGGTATTAGGTTAATTCCAAATGGTTCATATAGAACCCAAAGGGATATTTCAGAGGTTTGTAGAATTACAGAAGTTACCTTAAGAAACAACTACAAACTTATACTTAAGGGATTAAATATAGACAAGTCAAGTGTTGACCATCAAGGTTTTACTATTGACGACATTATAAGTGGGGCGTATAGAAATGAAGAAGAATAAAATATTAGTTATTGGTGCAGGTGGAATAGGTTCGTATTTAATTGAAGTGTTAAATCGAACTGAATGTTATGATATTGTTGTAGCAGACCCAGATAAATATGAGAAAAAGAATCTAACATATCAATTTTGCACAACTGATGAAATTGGGACAAATAAAGCCTCAGCGACAACAGGTAAATATCATAATGTTAAGAGCATTAAATATCCAATTTTAACTGCGAAGCAGATTGAAGGATTTGATTTGGTGGTCTGTTGTGCAGACAATTTAGATGTTAGGCGACTTCTATATCGTGAAAATTGTGCATGGTTAGACTTGAGAGCGCAAGGTAGAAATTGTGCATATATTTCATATCGTGCAGATAGGAATAAACATGATGTATTATTGGCCGGACCTGAAGGTTCATTTAGTTGTCAAGGGGATTCATGGGATGGTTCAGCAAAAGCACAACATTTTTCACATATTATTGCGGCAGGAATGGGCGCACAATGGATTCACCGATATTTTGCAGGTGATGATGTAGCGGATTTTAAGGTTGTGAATGTATGAGTATGATGGATGAAACAAATGTTCTATTGGAAAAGTTAAATGTTCTGATAGAAAAAACAAATAGAATTATTATTACAGTCAATGTAGTGAACATTGTTACGTTGTGTGTATTATTGATGGTGGTATTGAAATGAGAGAGAGAATGAAAAATTTAGTAAAATATGAATGTAAGAATAGTAAGTGTGGTAAACTATGGGGATTGACGCCAGATATGGTCGTTCTTAGTGACGAGCGTATTTTTTGTGGTTTTGATTTTCAAGGTAGAAAGAAATGGAGAAAGAGCGGCGAATGCACTTGTGGTACACCGTTTGATTATCCATCAATTAAAATTAAAGATTTACAAGACAGTTATGGAAGTGCTTGGAAATCTAATCAAGCAAAAGGAAGTGAATGAATGAAAGAAGTATTTACAGCAAAAAATGGTAGACCTTATATTAAGGATGAGAATGGTAGAGTTAAGTTTATCAGTGATAAACAAGCGGAAGAATACCTTCAAGAAGAAGAAACTAAGAAAGAGGGAATGATTTTTATTACAACAGCATTTATTGTTATAGCATCAATTGTTGCCATTAGTGATTACGGAGTAGGATTAATATGATTTCAAGTGATAGCATTGTAGTTATGCAAGCAGATTGGGATGACCAAATTAAGAATGCTTGGGCTTATGGTGGGTTTGATTACAGAAATCAGGAATTCTTAGATACTATTTGGGAGATGAGTTTAACCGCTTTTGATATTGGCCGTGAGGTACAAGTGGTTATTGATGGTAAAATGAATATTTATATTTCTGCGGGTGACCCCGGATTTGTTTGGTTTAAGGAACCACCAAAAGGAATGTGTTTGCCTATTGAATGTTGGATTCATACTCACCCATTTGGTTCAGCATATTTTTCTGGAACAGATTGGGCAACAATTAAAACGTGGGAACCTGTAATGAATTGTGCAATTGTTTTAGGTGATAAACAACAAATGGATTGGGTAAAGGGTTCAGAATACACTGTGTTTTATCAACAACATGATATTCCTGATTGGGCCAATACACAAATGACTCTTGATGATTTTATGGAGGAAGAGTAATGGGACATTTTTATGAAATTGAAATGACATTTACTCCAGAACAGTTAGACCATATTAATTATATTGTCGATACAACCGGTGCAAGTTTTAATGACGTTGTTGTATTTCTAATTAAGTTAGGAATGGAAACTGAACAAGAGTGGCAAGATGCTTTAATTAAAGAATTTGAAGGAGAGGAAGAAGAATGAATAGAGATTTAGTAACGGCAGTAGCAAATAAAGTAAGTGACAAGGATTCAGTAATCCTTTTTGATATTTTGAAAAAGACACGAACTGAAGATTGGTGGAATTTACATGAGGATACACTTTATCAGTTGTGTCTTAAAATGTTAGAAGATATGGAGAGTGAGGAAGAATGATAACAGGAGATATTTGCCCGTGTTGTAATAAGATGTTACCAGAATGGAGAAATTATTGTAAAACAACTAAAACTTGTAGAGTGGTGGTGATGAAATGATTAGCGCACAGGGAGATTGGGTAGTTTTAATTTATGAACATAAAATTTCGGATTCTGGTATTATTACAAATGAAGGAAATTCTGCCACTGTTATTTCAGTAGGTAGTAATTGCCCCGATGACATTCAGGAATTACAGGGGAAGCGTGTAGTGTTTTCCCAAAAGAGAACATTGATTGAAATCAAAGAGTATATGGTTATTGATTGGCGAGATATTTTGTATGTGGAGGAAGAAGAATGATTTTACATGGAGAAGAAGCGAGGGAAAAATTGATGCAAGGTGTTGATTTAGTGGCAGATACTGTTGTTGGAACATTAGGTCCAAAGGCGAAAACTGTCGTTATTAAGCAGAACGGAAGACCCGTTGTAATTAACGATGGTGTTACTATTGCTAAGGCAGTATTTAGTGATGACCCATTTATTCAAATGGGTGTAGAATTAGTACAAGAAGTTGCTTCTCAAGCACAGAATAAATCTGGTGATGGAACAACAACGTCTATTATTTTGGCTAGAGAACTTTGCAGAAGTGGTCTAAAGGACATAAAAGCAGGTATTGACCCTGTTCTTCTTAAGAAAGAATTGGACAGTGTTGCTAATGATATTATTGAACATCTTAATTCTATTGCTAAGCCTGTTAACGGTAGAGGCGATTTAGAAAATGTAGCGACTATTGCGGCAAATAATGATGCTGAATTGGGATTACTAATTGCAGATATTGTTGAAGAAATTGGAAAGGATGGTGTTATTTCTGTTGAGGATGGTCAAAATGCTGAAACAACTTATAGCGTAATTGATGGAATGGAATTAGATAGAGGATATGTCCATCATGTTATGGTAAATAAGCCCGATGAAGGTTACTGTGAATTTGAAGATGCTTTAGTTTTAATGACAAACGACACACTAAATAATTTTGAGGATATTTATAATATTTTAGATATGTCGGTAAAGGAAAAGAAACCTTTGTTAATTATTGCTAAAGAAATTGAAGGTTCAGCATTGAATAATATCTTACTTAATCTTGCAGGTGAAAGAATTAGAGCCTGTGCAATTCGCGCCCCTGATTGGGGAGATGACCAAGTAGAAGTATTGAATGATATTTCTACCCTTTTAGGTGGAAAGGTTTTTAATTCTACGGTCGGTGATGATTTTTCAAAGGCTAAGTTAGAAGATTTAGGTATTGCAACAAAGGTTAGGGTTAGTAGAACAACAACAATGCTAATTAATGATAATGCTATCCAAGAACATATTAATGAAAGAGTTGCACTTTTGTCATCTCAATTAGATAATCAAACTAACGATTGGTTTCGCGAAAAGATTCATAGAAGAATTGGTAAATTAACGGGAGGCGTAGCGGTTGTAAAGGTTGGTGCGGCTACTGAAACAGAATTAAGAGAAAGAAAAGAAAGATTGGATGATGCTCTTAATGCCACTAAATGTGCAGTTCAAGAAGGAATCGTTGTTGGTGGTGGAATGGCATTATATGATTGGGTTCTTAAACAGAAGCCTTCACCAATTAACTCAGCGTTTTCTGCACCAACTAATGTTATTGCTTCAAATGCGGGTGTTTCATTGAATTCAAATAAATTGCTAGAAGGTCTAGGTTTTAATGCTAACACTAATAAGTATCAGAATTTGCTTGAAGCAGGTGTTATTGACCCTGTTAAGGTAACAAAGAATGCAGTATTAACTGCCACTTCTATTGCAGGTCTTGTTTTAACAACAAACGTTTTAGTAGGAGAAAAGGAGGAACCCCAATGGGGTTAAAGGATTCTGAAATTAGGGGCCGTATTGCCCGAAGCGCAATAGATGAAGTTATCATTGAAAAGGGTAGATATTGGAATATTGATGTTGTTGATATTAGATGGTACAAAGATGGGAAGGCTACTAGTAAAGGAATTAGAGTTAACATGAATGAGTTAGTGCATATGCACAATATATTAGGAAGGATTTTAGATGGTGAGCATACGAGAAGTAGAGAGAATAATCAAGAGAAAGAATAATGGTATTCATTGGACAGGTAAAGCCAAAAAACAATTTGCTGAAACAATGCAATTAGTTATGGCTATGATGGTCGATAGAATAGAATATGAAAACTTTCTCTCTAATGATAAAAAGAGAGTTGGTGAATTAGCAGTAAAGGCAGTAATGTGTCATATTGTAGAAAAAATTAATAAAGGTGATGAAGATGAAGTTTGAAGAAATTATTAAGCATATTCAAGAAGCACAATTGTTTGTTGAAAGTGAAGTGAACGAAGAGTTTGATGAAATTGTTGAAAAGTCTTACGAAACATTAGAATTCGTAGCAGGTCACATTGTTGGAATGAGAGATGCTATGGTTATGGTGCAGACAATTTTAGCAAGAAGTGTACTAGGTGAAGAAGAATGAGCCAATGGCTAAGAAAGAAGATTATATCCTTCATGGGTAATGTTTATGTGTGGTTAGATAAAGGACTTAAGCATGAAACAAGTCCTATTCTTGGTGTTAATATTCATTCTGATTTTCAGGATATGAATAGACGAGAGTTATGCCAACATATTGCTGATAAATTTGGTTGGGAAAAGGATGCGTTTTGGAATCTTGAATCAACACAGAAGATTAGGTTGTGTTGCCAACAGGCAAGAAATATGGAAACAGCGCATAAAGAAAGTATTAAGATGATGGTATTATTGGATGACGTTAAAGATAGGCACGACCTAAGAAATTGGGAAGAATTAAGAGGTGAGGAAGAATGACCGAAATAGTTTGGTGTATGTTATTTTTATGGGGAACATTTGCATGGTTAATGATAAGAGAATGGAGGGAAGATAATTGAGTTGGGCAAGATTTTCTAGACTAAATCAAGCGATAGAAGATTTGTCGCCTACGGCTTCGATTGTTCAAGTTAAGAGAGCATGGGATTTATTTGATGATAAGGAAGCATTAGTTTCCTTATTGACATTAGAATACCCAATGAATAACTTAGGACAAAAGAAAGCAGTAAAGTGGGTAACAAAGTTTTATGAAGCGTTTGATGATGAAATTGAACAGTATGCAGATATGTATGGTGATTTGGGAGAAGGTATTTATTTCTTTGATGAAGGTGGTGAAGATAGTAATTTTTCAATAACTGCTGTTTATAATCTAATTATACAGGATTGTAGTAGAATTGAAAGTAATACATTTGACAATTTTGATTCTATGTTTGAAGAAATGTCTGCTCTTGAAAAGAAGTGGTTTTTACGCTATTGGCTTAGAACACCTCGTCATGGATTTGGTGCAGGTAATGTTGTAAAGGCCTTGGCTAAAATTTATGATAAGAAACAAGCAGAAGTAAAAAAGCATTGTAATTTCAATACTTATAGTAATGTTGTATCTGCTTATGAAAGTGGCGAAACGCCTTCAATGGATTTAACTGTTGGTTCGTATGTTGCACCGATGTTGGCTAAAGCAGTTCCTAAGAATAAATGGCCAAGAGAGAAACTTGTTGAATATAAGTATGATGGTGCAAGATATCAAATTCATCGAGATAATGACACTGTAATCATATTCAACCGAAAAGGTGTAATTGTAACAGAACAATTCCCTGATGTTGTCACAAAGGTACGTTCATGGGAAATTTCTCCCTTTATTGTGGATTCAGAGATTTATCCAATTAATGAAGATGGTTCACCCGCGAAATTTCAACTGATGAATGCTCGCTTCCATAGCAAGGATGCGAATGAGGCCGTGAATAAATGCCCCGTTGCGATTGCAATTTTTGATTGTTTAATGATAAGGGGGAATGGGCTTATTGATACCCCATTAAAGGATAGAATTCAATTTATCGAAATGTTTCCTGACCAAGCCGTGAGGGTCTTGAACCCCGACAACTCGATTCCATTTTATTCAGAAGCGATTTCTAAAGGGTTTGAAGGTATAATGATTAAAGACCTTAATGCTTGTTATGAATCAGGAAAACGTTCAGTTAAGTGGGCAAAATACAAACCGCCCACAATAGAATTAGACGTAGTTATTACAGGTGCTAGATATGGAGATGGAAAAAGGGCTAATGTAATGGCTTCATATGATATGGCGGTTTCAGATTCAGAAGGTGGATTTATTTCTATTGGGGCCGTTGGAACAGGTTTTTCTGATTCTGACTTTTTAAGTTTAACTAGACAACTTAAACCAATTGTAACTCATTTGGATGGTGATACTCATAAGGTTACACCAAGGATTGTTTTACAAGTAAAGGCTGATTTAGTCACTTCTAATGAAAAGGGGGAATATGGATTAAGGTTTCCTCGTAAAACTAGAATTAGAAACGATAAGCCCGTTAGTGATATTAACACAATTGATGATATGAAGGGGATGATGTAATGCCTGTTGGTTCAAGTAAAGGATTTACAGTGTGGACTAAAACCAATCAGATTTGGCAATATCATTTATTACAATTTATCATAGAAAGAGAATTTGTAACGGCTGAAGAAATATACTTAGAATCAATTAAAAAGAATCCAGATTCTAATTCAAGAACACCAAGAGGAACTTGGGGACAATTACAACCTAATAAACATCAAATATGGAATTTTCTAAAACATAAATGTACATGGATAGTAGAAAGTGATAAAAAGTTATATCCTGAATGCGTAGGAAGTAGACCTACAAAAAGTAAAACTATATTGTGGGAATTGGCTGAAGATTGGCCTATAAAATTTGGACAATATGCTCAAGATAAAATGATAAGAGCGGATAAATTAAAAGAACATGGAACGGTGAAATATACATGAAGAGTCAAAAAGTTGGAGATATTGTACCTATTGGTGCAGATATTTATATGATTGAAAAAATTGAAAATGGTTGGGTATATATGAGGCAACCAAATGCTAGAGGAAAGTCCAAAAAAATGTATTGGAGAGAAGTACCTTATTTTAATGAAGGTAAATTGGTTATTCCAACAATGGAAAAGTTACCAAAATTTAATTCTAAAATACATTTGGGTTCATTCTTTAAGAAAAACTCTGGTGATGATTTTCAAATTTCTAAGGAATATGTTGCATTTGCATATGAAATGATTGATGATTTACTTCATCGAATTTTAGATGATTCAATTGCTAATGCTGTTGCTAATGGAGATAGAAGATTAATGCCTGCTCATTTTAGACCTATTGATTTTTATAATAGATATACATATTATGAAGAGGACCAAAACGATTATGCTAGAAAGGAATCAGTTTGGCTTCAAGTTGATGAAATTAGACGAGAGGCTGAAAGAGATGAATGAGGAAGAATTTGATGATTTTACTGTAAAGGCATGGTTAGATGAATATGGTACTGTTACAGGTTACACTTGGATGGTTTATGGCCCAATGACAATTAAAGATGATGCTATAATTAACAAAGGACTAACTCTTTCATTGATGGAAGAAGGTTATGGCGAATTAAGGTATATTCAAATAATTGAAGAAGTTGATGCTGAAAAAGCAGAACTATATATGGTAAGTCGTGGATGGAATATCCAATGGATTTTTCCCGGAATTGTAGACCAAAAGGCTGGGATTATTATTACCAAAACTGTTGAGGAAGGTTTAGATTTTTTGAAATTATCTTATCAATTTTTAGGAACAATGGGTGGAAATGGAAGTGTGCGTTATGTTTAATGAAGATATGATAAAAGGTATTCTTTGTTCTATTGGTAGACCTGAATTAACTATTTATCGTAATGACAAAAAACATATTGGCTATGAAATTAGGATTAGAGTTAGTGTGAGGGCGGATAATGAAGAATTTTTAGTTAATGTCAAAGACGCACTTCAAAATTTGAACATTAACTGTAAACTAAAACCTTCTGAAAGTAAAGTGCGCCCTAAACCAATTCTTTGGATTTCTGGAATAGTTAATGTTGTAAGGGTTTGTGAATTAATTTCTACAATGACTACATCTAAAAATGGTTGGTCTAACTTCAAAGAAGCGGCTAATATAATTTACAGAGGGGAACACCAAAACCAAGAAGGGTTTGATGAAATTCTAAAATTAAAAGGTGAAATACAATGAGTATGTTGGGATTAAAAACAACACAACCAATTTTATTAGTTGGTAAACCTATGACAGGAAAAACAACGGGCGCAATTAGTAAATTAGGTGACCCAATTATAATGTATGCAAATGATATACCTAATGATATTTACTCATTACCTCCTGATAAAGGGTTGTTAATTGAAGAAGTGCATTATAAGGCAGATGTTACCGCCATATTAGAATTACTTAGAACATATAAAGGAGAAATAATTCTTACATCTAACAATCAAAAAGATGTTCCCACTAAGATTAAAAATAAATGTAAAATGTCTAGAGCCACTAGAAAGTGGGGTGCTGAATATATTTCTAATATTGCACCGAATAGTGAAAGCCCTGATAATTTAGAAAGGTCTATGTATGATATAATGCGTCAATACCTTCAAGATAAAGATAGGGATGCAATAGCGAAACTACTTAAGCACAATAAACCTGCTGACAATTATTTAATGTTATGGTTGTCTTATAATGTTAATCCAAATTCAATTGTATTTTTAGACGGACACGTTAAGCGTCGATGGTCGAACAACTATTTTTATGAATTAGCGGCTTATTCTATTAATGGCACGAATCATTCTAGATTAAACCCTCCTTCAAAAGGAAGTTATAGTAACTTGGTTAAAATTTGTAGGGGGTTAGGTCTTAAGGGAAGAGAAAGTCATTTATTATTTGATTTATTAAATGATGATGGTTTTTTGAAAAAGGCCAAAACTAAAATTAGTAATGCTGATTGGCGTAAATTAGGTTTAGGTGAAAAGAAAATGAGAAAAAATAAAAAATATTTTGTTGAGTCTTCCTCAACATTGGAGGAATGGTAATGCCAAAGGGTTCTATTGAAGGAAGAATTCCTCTTCATGTTGGTATGGTGAAAGCCCCAAGAATTTTAGGCATGATAATAATGGCCTTAGAAGAAGGGCCGGGAACCGCAGAAGATATAATTAGTAGATTAAGAAATAAATATAGATATTACCCTGATAAGAAAAAAATAGCGGCTATGTGTTCTAAATATAAAACTATATTTAAGGCACTTGATGATGCTAAAATTAATAATAATGGTAATAGATACAAAGTAAAAAGATGGGCCTTGAGAGATGATAGATATGCTATGGACAGAGAAATACAGACCGAGTAAGTTAAATGAAATAATTGGACAAACTTCTTTTTGTGAAGATGCCCAAAATTGGGTTATTAACAAAGAGATGCCTAATGTATTATTTCATGGACCGGCAGGTACAGGAAAAACTAGTGCGGGTATAGCATTAGCAAAAGATATGTTAGGTGAAGACTTCGATTTTAATTTTATCGAACTGAATGCTAGTGACGATAGAAAATTAGAGACAGTGCGAACAAAAATTAAAGAGTTTGCTTCAACAGGAAAAATGGGAGATTGCCCATTTAAAATATGTTTATTAGATGAAATTGAAGGAATGACTATTGATGCACAAAATGCTCTTAAGCGCATTATGGAAAAGTATGCAGTAAACATTCGTTTTGTTGTTACGTGTAATGATAGAAATAAAATTATCTTACCCTTGCAATCAAGGTGTGCAAACTACTTTTTTAGATTAGTCAGTGATGACTTAATTTATATGACATTAAGTAGAATACTGAAAAATGAAGGGTTACAGGAACCTGATAATCTAGAACAATTTATTAGAAGTTTTAATGGAGATTTAAGAAGATGTATAAGCGAATTACAGGCCGCTGTTTCTAGTGGTAAAAACTTAAAACTTCAAGTAGAAAGTTCTTTAGAAAGATGGACAGGGATAATTAATGCTATTATAGCAAATGAACAAAACGTTGTTAATGATAGTTTACACGCTATGTTATATACAGGCGTGACAGTTAAGGATATTTGTAATGGATTGCATGATGCGATATTACATGGAAGTTATGATAGAGGAACAAAGTATAAGTTATTGAGAGTTATAGGGGAAACTGAATATAGAAGTGTGAGCATGACACCGCGAGTAGTAATTTCGTGGATGGTTGCTCAAACATTGTAAAAAGGAAGTGAAGAAAAATGAATGAAAAAGTGACAAATGAATTGAACAAAGCCGCAGAACTTTTGGGTATGACCCAAGATGATGTAAATGCTAAGTGGAATAAGATTGTTGAGGATAACACTCTCAATCTTCAAGTTGAAGCCGAAGTTAATTTGGGTTTGACTTTATTCCGCCAATGGTTTACAGGAATGCGCCGCGTTCAACAATCAGGAGAAGAAGTAAAAACAAATTCTGGCGATTCTCTCGTTAAGAATGGTTTTGGTGTTGTAGTAGCAGTAGAAGAAGTTAGAGATTTTGAAGAATACTCAAGAAATCAACTTGTTGCTGAATTTATGCGTGACCGAAATGCCACGTATAATGCAGGAAAGTTTGCTTATGCAAATAAGTTAGAAAATGGTAACTACAAAATCAGCCAGATTTTTGAGAATGAATTGAAGGAACGAACAGAAAACAGTCAAGGACAACCTTATACTGAATTGCCTCCATCTACTATGGAAATTGATGGACAAACTGTTATTCCTCTTGATGAAAGAAAGGTATTGCCTTGGGGTGATGCAAATAAGGGATATGGTCAACCTAAACCCGCCCATAATTATCGAAGAACTGTACATTTTATTGGTGAAGTGAATGATGGCGGAATTAAATATTGGCGCATTATGGCTAAGGATGATGTTGCAAATAATTGGGACATTAAGCCCCAAGAGTTTGTAAATCTAAATTTGATTTGGGATGCAGAAAAGGGAGAAGCATATCCTGTAAAGGACAGTCTTGAAACTGCTACTTACAATAAAGATATGCCAAATCCAGTTGACACAAGTAGTGTAAATCTATCAGACTTAGTTGTTGAAAACTTAAAGGACAAGGTATCACCGTTGATTAACCTCGAACAATACCACAATTCTATTCAACAATTGCCCCAAAAGGCTAGAATTGTTGTTACTGATGGTAATGTAACAAACATGAACATGAACCCGTCTGAAAAAACAGGTAACAGAACCTTGAGAATTTCAGACATTAATGCTGATTTCAGTTATGAAAGTGATGGTGAGGTTTCAACCGCGTGTTGGGTTCCGCCACATATTGATATTGATTTCGGAATTACAAGTCATGTACTGGTTATTGGAAAAACTAGTCAAAGCAGAAATTCTGAGACAGGAGAATTAAGACCTGTGAGTATTAATGTTTCAGGATTAGTTGTTCTTGATAAGCGTGGAAATCCAACCACGGTGCAAGATTCTGGAGAAACTTACACAGGCTGGTTCTGATTGTAATTTCTTTTACGGTTTGTCGAATAATAAGGGGAAAATCGCATTTCAAGTCTCACTCGAAATAGTGGTATTCGTACGCCATGAACCCCTTTCCGTAATTGAGGTGATATTATGAATCATTATAGATTAAATAGATTGACGATTGATTTAGATGAAGTGGAATCTATTGAATGGTCAAACGTGTCTAATGAAACATTAGATGAAAATCCTGATTTATATCAGGTAGTCCTACATATGAAGAGTGGAAAGAAATTTACACGAAGAGTATATAGGAAACAATTTGAAGAATTGATTGAAGAATTTGAAGGTGAAGAAGAATGAGTTGGAGTAATGTAAAAACAGGTGAAGCAGTTTCTAAAGAAAGTTCATTAGAGATTGCAAAAGCATTAGTAAGAACAAAGATACAAAGAATGCAAGAGCGTGATAGAGCGCATCTTTGCACATTGTTATATGGAGAAGCAAAATGTGGCAAAAGTGGTTTAGCACTAGATAGTAGAACCCCCGAACAAATTGAAAATAATTGTTTAGTTATGGTTTTGGATTTTGATAATGGTTGTGAACCTACATGGAGGCAGAATTGGGATTCAGACCCAAACATTATGATTCTAAATCCGGTTGTGCGAGATGAAGAAGGCTATCCAAATTTAGATGAAACTACACTATTAGCAGAAGCGTTTATTTCTTTGGCTAATGATTATGTAGAAGAAGGTAAAGAAATTAAATTTGTTTTTGATGGTGTAGATAGATGGGAACAATTGTGTTTTTTAACAATGTCTGAAGATAAGAGGTCCACACAAGTAAAATTTATGCCTATGTTGTGGGGAAAAAGAAATAGACATTTTGATGGCTTAATTGAAAAAATTACTGATGGGCTAGATTGTGATAGATTCTTTATTACACATATGAAAGATGTTTATGAAGGAATTAACAACCCAAACCCAACAGGAAAAATTCCTGCTCTTGACAGCAGGGGGGCGACGATTGCTAAAATGAATCAAGTAATTGAAGTTTCTAGACTTGATATTGGAAACAAATCAACATATAGTGCAAAGGTCCATGATAGTAAAACAAATACTAAGTTAATTAACACAACTTATAATTTCCTTACTGTTGAGGATAAAAATGTAGAATGGACTTCAATCGAAGACCTACAAAAAGGTGAACTTTGAGGTGAGAAAATGGAATTTTCATATGATAGTAAACTTCTAAATAATATTTTGGATATAGTTTCCATGAAAGGTAAGTGGCTTGGTTCAACAGGTTTAACTAATGATTCATTAGGTGAATATGTAAAGGTAATCAAAACTAATGAGGGTTTTAGAACAGGCTTATATTTTTTGAATGCAAATGCTTCAACCTATGTTAGTTACTATATTCCTGAAGTTGTAGAAAAAGAAGAAGAATATGTAATAGAAATTGCAAAATTCCAGAAGTATCTTAAATCAATGGATAATGACGTAACGGTGACAATTGCGGAAGGGGGATGCCAAATAACAAATGAAAACAAGGCCGCATCATTTCCTTCTGCAATTGTCCACCCAAATGAATCTGCGATAAATATGTTTTTCAAATCAAAAGACACCGCTTTTTTTGGTGGGGAAGCAGAACCCTTAACTTGGGGAAAAACTGTTCTAGAATCTTCAGTTGTATTATTAGCCGAAGAATTTATTGATGCTATGAAAGCACTAGAAAATGTTGGTCACGGAATATACAGTATGTCCATTAGAGAAAATTCATTAAATTTTACTACAAATAAAGATAATAGAGAAGGATTTTCAACATCTTATGTCGCTCAAACTATTGGTGATGCGGTTGTAGATTTTACAGGTCCACTCTATAAAAGTTTACCAAAAACTGAATCATTGAGTATTAACTTTAATGACGATAGTGTAATTGTAATTTGTACACCAAATGTAACAATTGGTCGTGCGCCTTATGTGGTGGTCTAAATGAAAGAAGAGAAAGAAGATAACAGAAAACCTTGGCAAATTAGATATAATGAAATTGTTAGAAGTAGATTAACTGAAGCAAAGAAGAATCGAAGAGGTGCTATACGTAAAACTAAAGCAGGACACTTGACCGGAAATACTAAGCAAGAAAATGTTTCTACTAGGAAAAAAAATTGTATTATGTGTGGTATAAGAAAACACGTAAGAGATATGCATATAACTGAAACAGTATTACATTACTGCCAAAAATGTGCTAAATCAAGAGGATTGATATAATGCCAAAAGAACTGAGTGACCATCAAGATAGTGAACATTTTACTTACGATAGGTCTTGGGGCGAAATTGAACAAATGTTAGACAAGGCAGAAAAGAAACTCAATTTCCACAAAACAGAATCTTATGGTTCTCTTAAGCGTCAAGATAAGATATACCACATTAGAAATTATAAGGCACTACAAGGTGTCGTAAAAACTCTCCGTTGGGTTCTAGGAGATATAAAAATAAATGACCCATTGGAGTGAGTTATTATGATTATATGTTATACTGATGCTAACAGAGCAATAAACTTAAGATGGCGTGATGAAGAGGGGAATAGACAAGAATCTACGATTACAGATTTCGACCCATATTTCTATATCTATGCTTTAGAGGATGAGCCGGAAGCCTATACCACATCGGTATCGGTCAATGGGAAGCGTATTAAATTAGAATATCCTTTTCGTTATGAAGAAGGTGAATGGTATAATCTTCAGAAAAAGAAGTTGAAGAAGGTTAAAGTCCTCAAACCTGATGACGTTAAGTATGCTCGTAAGATGTGGCCTAAGACGTATGAGGGGGATGTTCCATTTATTAATCGTTATTGCGTTGATAATCTAAATGAAATAAAAGAATACAATCTACGTAAATGGTATTGGGATATGGAATGGCTTAATGATGACCCTAATGAGGGGGATGCGATTACTGCTATTGTAGTATATGATAACTATGATGATAAGTATATTGTTTACACTTGGAACCCTTACCTTAATGAAGATAAATTTCCTGAATATAATAATAATAGTGTAATTTTTACTTTTCATTCTGAATTTGAAATGCTTAGAGGATTTATGAAACAGATTCAGGAATGTGACCCTGATATGCTCATATCATGGTTCGGTTCAAAATTCGATTTGCCTAAGTTGATTCATAGACTTCATTATAGGGGCATTGACCCAAGAGGGCTTTCTCCTTATAATGATGTAAAGGGGGTTGAAGGTGGTGAGATTTCTAATTATGTCGATAATTATTCTCCGGTTGGACAACCTATACGCGGTAGAATTGTTCTAAATTTAGACCTCGCTTTTGAGCGTCAATGGAATGATTCACAACGCGGTACATTACCGTCATTGGCTCTTGACTTTGTATCGGAATTAGTATTGGATGCTAAGAAGTTAGTATCGCCTAAATTTCCAGATAAGAATGAATTCTTTAGAAGAGGTTGGTTAGAAGATACTAAAAATTATCTTGAGTATGCAAGAGTAGACGTTGAATTATTGAAACGTTTAGATGATGAAATGGTTTTATCAGAAGGAGTATTGGCCCTACAAAGATTACTAGTTGCACCATTTGATGCTTGCTTTTACGCATCAAACATGGGTAGTATTTATTTTATGCGTAACGCTTGGTGGAAAGCACCAACAGGTGATAAATCTAAAATGCGTGAAGCATACGATGGTGCATTGATTTATGAACCTAAAGAGTATGGTACACAAGGATTATATCAGAATGTCGCGGCATTTGATTTTGCAGGTCTATACCCATCAATGATGATTGCTAGAAACATTTCATGGGAAACTAGAAGTCCAACACCAACTGAATTTAAAGTAAATATTTCTACTCCAAGAGATTTAAGTCCCATAAAAGAAGAAAAGTGGGTATATTTTAAGACTGATGAGTTAGGTCTTTTACCTCGTTCAGTTTTAGAGTTAAAAACTTTGCGTGATGAATATAAGCGAAGAAAGAAAAATGCAACCACTGATGCAGAAAAATTAAATTGGGATAATAACCAATTAGCAGTTAAAAGATTAATGGCGTCATTTTACGGCGTATTGGCCTATCAAGGATTTGGTTGGGCTGATGTTACATTAGCCGCATCAATTACTGCAAGTGCAAGAGAAGCAACAAGATTAGCGGCATTTACAGCACAGGAGATGGAGTAATGGTTAGGCATAAAGTAATTAAAGATAGAATTAATAAAGAAGCAAAAATACTTGGACAATTTACTACAAGAGAAATATTAGAAATTCTTAATAATTACCCTAATCAAGATGGTATTATGGGAAGAACCCAATACCACATTGGTACTTCTAGGCTAACTAATTTTCTTAGGGCTAACAAAAATATTGGAAAATTACCAAAAGTAAATCCAAAAAATAGAAAAGAATTAAATATATGGGTGTGGAAAGAATGAAAGTAGTATATGCACATACAGATTCAGTATATATTCCTATTGAAAGTGTAGATAAAGCACAAATAATTTGTAAAGAAATTAATGCTAAGGTACAAGAGGCATTTCCTAACATATTAGGTTTGGAAAACCATCCTGTTCAATTAGAATTTGAAAAGTTTTATAAGACATTGGGTGTAGGAATTAAGAAAAATAGAAATGCAGGGTTTATATCTTGGAAAGATGGCTATTACCTTGATGAACCCGAATTTGTTGTAACAGGATATTCAATGAAGAGAAGAAGCGAAAGTAAAATTTGTCGTGATTTTCAAAAAGAATTGTTGCAAAGGTGGGTTTCTGAAGAAACTCAAGATGAAATAAATACTTTTTGTAAAAGGGTGTTTAATGATACAAAGAAAGGCAGATATGATTTAACTGATATTGTAAAAAGAAGTAGAGTTAGAAGAAATTTAGATGAATATAAATCTATTTCAGGAGGAATAAGTGGGGTTTGCTATTATAATCAGCATATTAACCCTAATAATCCTATTGATGATTCTTTTTTCCATATCCAATGTTCAAATATTATTGGCCCTCAATTTATTATTTTACCAAATGGTAAAGAAAGAAGAGCAAGTTTTATTGCGGTGAAAGAAATGAAAGAATTTAATGAGAATTATACCCCAGATTGGGGCGCGTATGCCAACGCAATTGTTAAAAAGGCAAAACCTATATACGATGCTATGGGTTGGAATGTAAAGGATTTTATGGTAGATGAAAACCAAACAAGTTTAGGAGAGTGGATGTAAATGACATATATAAGAGAATACGGACATGAAGGAGAAAATGGAGAATGGGTTAGACCCGTTCCAAAACCAACTGATGAGTTTACTTATCAATGGAATTCAGAATGGGTAGATGACCCATCAAAGCCAATTTTGAAGATAACTAAATCTTCACTTGGCTCATTTAAGTGGTGTAAACAACAATATGAATATTCATATATTGATAGACGACCTCAAGACCAAACTGAGGCTATGCTAAAAGGAACTATTTTACATGACTCATATGAGAAGTTTTATGATGATTTAGATATTAAGAAAGCAGAAAATATGACATTTTTTGAATTAAAGGATTACTTTACATCATTGTTTCCAATTGATGATTATATTGAGTTAAGTGAAACTGTTGCAACATTTGAGGCACAAAGATTTGTTGATGCTAGAGATGCAGACACCCTAGATAAATTTGTTCCTGTCGGTAATGAATTACAATTAGATGGTCAAATTATGGTCGGGATGAATGATAATCCAAAATATCCTTTAAGTAGAAATTATATTGTACATGTTCAAGGTATTATTGATAGAATTTATCAAGAAGGTGATTTCTTTATCCCCTTTGAATTTAAGACAGGGGTTTGGAAGGATAGCAAAAAAACAACAATGAGAAGAGAAATGTCATTTTACAAAATGTTAATGGAAGCATCTGATGATTGGGAAGGAGATGTTACACATTGGGGTTGGTATTATCCAGCATCAAATTATGTTGAAGTAGAAGAAGTAAATAAGCGTTCAGAAGGTGCTATGAAAAAAGCAATTGCTGAGTTATTATATGCTTATGAGAATAATACATTCCCTCCATCTTATTTTCATAAGAAATGCGTTCATTGTTCCTTTGCAGGTATTTGTCCTGCGGCGGTCGATGCAAATATGAATACAGGTGGTTGGTTATGAAAGAAAAAATTGATAAGATTGTAAAGGAAGGCAATTGGGAATTTGCTAAATTGCTTAAACTAAAGGAAATTTGTCAAGAATTGGCTGATGAAATGTATAGTGAGTTATCAACAGAAGAAATTCTAGAGATGGTGTGGCATTCAAAGATTGATGCAGAGAATACTTTTGGTCAAGTAATCCGAATTGAATGTAGAAGGCTATTACAAGAAGAATTTATGGATTCTTTTCAAAAGTCATTTGAAACCGCAACAGTCAAATTTGAATCACCTTCTCAAGAAAAGCACACCCAAGAGTCTATAAATGAAGAACTGCCCCCTCTACCAAAGGCCAAAGAAAACAAACCCCTGAAAACTTTCAAAAGTGATGATGGGACAGATATGCCTAAAGGTGTGAAAAGAGTATGAAGTTTCCTAGAGAAGTATGGGCAGGTAGTCATTTAACTAGAAAACAACAAATGAAACGACAAATTGTATCTTCAAGGGAAGAATTTAAAGTATTTCTTGAAAGGTTCAATAATAAAATGAACTGTTATACTAGTGTATATGACTATAAAAGATTTGGTGATAATCAGGCAGTAGTTTCTTCAGTTATACTTGATAGATTATTTCTTGATTTTGACTCTCATGGTAAGCCATTAGATTTATCTTTACAAGATACTAAATTGGTTGTAAATTATCTAAATGATATGGATTACGAATATGAAATATTTTTTAGTGGAAACGGCTTTCATGTTTTTGTTTATGGAGAAGTTTCAGATAATATTAGGGATATTCAACAGTTTTTCTATAAGTTATATCCTATTGCAGTAAATGGGACATTAGATAAATCGGGTGTTCAAACGAGAAGATTGCGTAGAATACCTAATACTGTTAATATGAATACTGAAGAGTTTTTATATTGTATTCCCCTATCAAGGCAACAATTGACTACTATGGATGATATAATTGCTTTAGCAAAGAATCCTCCTTTCTCTTCGCCGTATCGCTATGGAAATCGTAAGGTCGGGTGGCCTAAAGCCCCCTCTATTGGGAATGCCCCACTAGAAATTAGTGAGGTAAAGAGGGTAGGAAAACTACCAATTCTACCTTGTTTGAATAATAGCATAATGGTGGAGAATCCGACACATGAGGCAAGATATTACCTTGTTTCTTGGTTTAGGACATTATTAGCAGAAAATAAGAAATGTTATGATGCTGATAAAAACGCGCAAATTATGGATATGATAATTGATGAAATTAAAAAAATTGCATCCCATGATAATGTTTGGTTAGATTGGGATGAAGAAACTACACGCTATCATTCTTGGTACACTGTAAACAATGATGGTGGGTATATGGCCCCTACTTGTGAAAAATTAATTAGTGAGGGTTATTGTGTAGGAAAATGTTGGAGATTTCCGGAGGTATGAAAATGTTATTAATAGATAGTAGAGAAAATTCTGATTTGGCAAAGTTAATTATAACTAAAGCAAATAGAATGAATATACAACATGAAAAGAAATGGCTTGAGGTTGGAGATTATGTTATAGGCGATGTTTGTTTTGAAGCAAAGTCGGCTATGGATTTTCTTAATTCAGTAATTAGTAGAAGAATTTGGACTCAAGTAGACAATATGGATAGGAGTTATAACAAAAATTTTGTTGTAATTTATGGTTCAGTTGAACAGGCTTTAGGTGCTATGAAATACATTAAGTCATTTAATGATGCAAACCCTGAAGCAAAAAAGAATATGTATAGAATGCAATTTAAAGGGGCTATTGGTAGACTTAGATTGGATTATGATATTGGTGTAATATGGAGAGATAGTGTTGAGGATATAGCAGATGAAATAATAACTTTAGCAAAAATGGCCCCTGTTGACCGAAAGGTTATTATGCCAAGCATTCCTCGTAGAATAGCAACGAATGATGTTAGAATTGATATGCTAACTACAATTAAAGGAGTTAGTGAATCAAAGGCTAAAGAATTATTGAAACTTAACGGTTCAATAATGGAAATAGGCGATAGCAATACAGATGAATTGACTATTGCCAAAGGTATTGGCAACACGGTTGCTGATAGGATACTTGATGTATTAAACTCAGAAAAGAAGGTGAAACAATGAATACAGATGAAGATGAATACTATGCAATTGAAAATCCAATGGATATACAAGGTGATGAACAGTTACCTAACTTAGTTAGGGATTGGGTAGAAACTTTTGGTAAGGTTTCTCGTTATAATGAATTCCCTGCAACATTGGCGTATTTTAATATATTAGGAGAAATTATTAAGGATTATGTTTGGATTCCTTATGGATATACAATGGAAGATACAAGATTTCATGTAGCGCATATTCAAACAGCAAGAAGTGGGAAGTCGGTTTTAAATGATTTTTATTCACAAATTGTAGAAAAAACATTTGAGTATATCAATGCTGTTCATGGTACAGAATTTAATATGTTTGATATTGTAGATTATACAGATGCGGCATTAATTGGTTCAACAAGAAAAGTCCCTAATCCAGAATTTGGTGAAGAAGGTGAACCAAGAGAAATTGATGAACAAGTAGATGGTGCGCTTGAAGGTAGCGGAATTGCTTTATTCGATGAGTTTGAAGCAAGTGGTGTATTTAAGAAAGGGGCGCATAAAGAAAATGTAATTACTTATTTTCAAAAATTAATGAATACATTAACTACTGATGGTTATTTAATTAAAAAGAAATTAGCACATGGTCCAGTTATTACTTGTGATTGTCAAAGAGCAGTTTGGGCAACAACTTATGTTCCCGAACATTTAACAGAAGTTATTGCAACTAAAGGTGTGCTTCAACGAATGTTTATGTATGTTAGAGAAGTTCCACAATATATTCTTGATGAAATGAGAAAGACTTTAATTCACGATATTGGTAGCATTAAGAAAAGAGAAGTGCCTCAAAATAAATTTGCTAAAGCCCTACTAACAATTTTTAATGTTGTAAAGGAAAGAGCAGACCATACTGAAAAATACCAAATGGTTGAATTTACTGACGGTATTCACGAATTAATTGAAATGGAATATGATAATATGATTAAGTATTTGAGCAAAGTCCCAGAAGAAGTAAGAAAAATTGTTAGTTTGTTTGAAACAAATTCACTTATTTATATTACTAAACTTGCAGTATTATGTGCTATTACAGAAACGCCCGGAAGAGCCGAAAATGAAAAATGGAAGGTTTTTCCGCGTAATGTAAGACAGGCGGCGTGGATTGTCCGACAAGGTTATATGAGTCTTGTTGCTTGGATGATTGTAGCACTTAAGGTTAGGAGAAGTTCTATTGCTGAAGAAGCGGGACTTCACGACTATATTGAAGCATATAACGCTATGGATAAAAAGGAAGATTGGGTCAATAAGGCAGAGTTAAGAGTATTTTGTGAAGAATATAAAAATATACCCCAAGCGAAATTTTATAGAGTTTGGCCTAAATTAGAACATAAGTTTGATATTAAGAAAGAAGGTAGAACAGTATATGTTAAACTAAAGGAGGAAAATTAAAATGAAAGTAAGTTATGAGGTAGACTATATTGTTTTTGATGTAACAAAAGGTCCAAAAGCAATAGTTGAAGTTCTAAATGATAGAGGAACAAAAGGTTGGTATCCAGCAAATAGTGTAAATGTTGCTGGAACCAATTTAGTGTTTTTCTTAGTAAAACCAACGTTTGATATGCCTGAAACAAAATCGGCAGATGAACAGCATTTAAACAAACTATGGGGAAATAAGTCCGGTAGTGAATAATATGGTGGTAGCACTTGATATTGAAACTAAAAACCTTTCTACGGAAATCGGTGGTTGGGGTAATACGCATATGTTTCTCGTATCGACGGTGGCAACGTGGGATGGACAAATTGGCAAAATATATGTGGATGAAGATGTAACTGATAAAATAGTTACTAAATCTAATACACAAGTATTGCCTTTGAGACAACTAAAATATGACTTAGATGATATGCTTAAATCAGGTACTAAGTTATTAGGACACAATATTGCTGCATTTGATTTACCTGTTTTAAGAGATTCAATGGATATTTATTGTGTTAGAAAATTCTTATCAGAAGGTCAATATATTGATACTAGTAAAGAAATTGTAAAACAATATGGTGAAAGAATTAGCCTTCAAAATCTAGTTGATAACACATTAGGGGAAACTAAATCTTTAGAAAGTATAATGGCCCCTGCTATGTGGAAATCTGGAGAATATCAAGCAGTAGTAGATTATTGTCTAAAGGATTGTAAGTTGGTATATGATTTGTATAAACATGGATTAGATAATGTAGTAAAGGCTTTTAGTATAGAGCAAGAAAAAGATGTTGAATTAAAAATGGAATGGTGAAAAAAAATGGAAACAGGCGAAGTATTTGCATGGTTGATTTTCTCAATTGTAATTACCTTATTGTTCTTTGCGGCATTTGGTCAAAGTAATATCACTGAAGACACAATTGAAGAATATATGGAAAACATTATGCAAAAAGTTAGAAGAGGCGAGAGATAATTATGGGGTTAAAAACTAATTGTCCTAAATGCGGATTGAAAACAATTCCAAGAAGGATAATTGGGGTTTATGTTGGTTCAGCAGACTCTATCAAAATATGGGAATGTCGAGAGTGTTTAGCACTTTGGACTAATTCACAACATAGACAGAAAATAAAGGTCGGGGAAGTTCACGCTTCCTCGGCCTAAAATTTTTTTTTGGTTATTTTTAACGTGTTATTTTTTGGGGTCATTTTGTAACACATTTTTTGACCTCTGATATTGTGGTTTTGACCCCTTCAGATTTGCCCCTTAGAGGGGTCAGGGATGCCCTGTAAGGCTCTCCTTTGAATCAGGGGTTGTCCACCTACCACCACTGATTTAGAGGGCTTGTAATGCTAGTATATGGGGCTAAGTTTTTAATTCATTTTAAACTATTATGCGTTACTTCCCTTAAATACTTCCCACATAGATTCAGCAGCAATATAAACAACTGTTGCATATTGCGCTACATCGAGAACAAGAGTATTTGCCGTTCCACCCATGCCCGCATCAATTACTCTAAATTCGTCACTACCTGCTCTAGTAAGTGTAACTTGACCTGCATTTATGTTTTTAAATGTGTATGTTCTACCTTCTACACCTGCGGGCATTGTCGCTGCAACCGCTGAACCATTACTAAAAACAACATACCTATAATCTTCAAATGTAGATGCAGCATTTGAAGTAGAAGTAAGTTTAACAATTTTATTTCCTTGATTACCACCAAAATCAATTGTATTTAATGGGGCCATAGCAAGCCCGATTTTATCAACATCAGCATCAACTGTAATCATATTTGTATTTGAATCTCCTTCTACTCGGAAATTAATATCTGCACCGCCTTCATTAAAACAGGCTTCAGTGGAAGTCATTCTAAATACTTCTTGACCATCTGTTCCGGCCTTAGTTAAATAGAATAAGAATCTACCATCTTCTGTTCCAGCATCAGCATCATGTGAATCAGCCATTAAATAGGCATAAGTGTGAATAGAACCACCTTTATCCATAGCCTTAAATCTAATAATTCCAATATCATCGCTATCTGCTACTTCAGAATGGCCACTGATAGGGTTCTTGAAAAATGTAATACCTGCTTCTTGGGAATCATCATTTTGGTTTTCAATTAGAAGAACAGGTTTACTACCCTCGATACTAACTAAATGTAATAATTCTTCAGGTGTTTGTGTTCCAATACCTACATTACCACCAACTAATGTTGCAGCATAATTTGTATCTGCCCCCATAACAACGGCATTTATTCCTACATTTTTTTGTGTTCCTGAAGTTCCACCTGTCATTGAAACATCAATACCTGTATTATTCACAGTTCCAACCATTGTTGGTGAATCAGAATTTAAATCTAAATCTAAACCAATATTTGTAGCAGTTTGTCCTGATGCAGTAATACCTGTTGCATCAAAATCAATAAATGCCCCTTTTGTTGTAGCAGTAGTGGTTCCTGAAAAATCAGTATCAACTGTTAATGTAGTTCCATCAAAAGTTAATTTTGCTTCACCATTCAATGCGTCAGCAGAACTAAATGTTGCTATTCTATCATTTGAGCCATTAGCAACTGCTGAAACTACACCACCGCCTGTAACCCAAGATAAAACACCTGAAGAATCAGATTGTAAAGTTCTATCTCCACCGGGAAATGCTGCTGGCATTGTATAAACTGAATTAGAAGTTACCGCCGCAGGTGCTTTAAATCCAGTATAATGTGCGCCATTATCCGTATCTTCTAAAAACCTTAATTCACCGGCATTAGTAGCACCATTACCTAATGACATAAAGGGTGTTGTTACAATAGTTGCTGTTGTTCCAGCAATACTTAATCCTGACCCACTTGCGGTTAATGACCCTTTTTCAGTATAACCACTATTATCATAACCAATACTAACTGAATTATCTGTAACATTTTGTGTAAACATTTGAAATGACCTATTTGTAGCATCATCCGCAGAACCAGCCTCAATATTAACTAATGCAACAGGAATATAACCGTCTGCAATATCTTTAACTCTTGGTGAAGAATAAATATTGGTTTCTATACTTAATTCTATATGTGGTGTGCCTCCACCATTAATATCCAATAATACCCATGCATACCTAGAATATGTTCCATTAGATACATGAGTAGAAGTTTGGTCAACTGTTAATGTTCCTGAATGAGAATATACTTTACCATCATAAATATACTGAGGGTCAACTAATGAATATCTTGTATAGCCTCCTGAAGAACTTAATGTAAAAGTTCCAGACTTAATAATCATTCTCCCTTTAGCCATAATTTCTAATGCTTTGATAATTCCTGTATGTAATGAGTCTATTCCATCAACCATGCCGGTTGTTGGGGATGCTGCTAAATTTGTTATTCTACCTAAATTTGATACCATTTTATTCTACCTCCACTGTAAATGTAAAATTTAATACGTCTGTTGATTGAAAGGGGCCGATTGCATCAAAAACTACTCTAGCCAACATACTTGTTTCTGTTGCGGCTTCTGTTCCATTTGAATCTGCTGGTTGAACACCTTCAGTTATCATAACACCGAATTGAGTATCATTTGTCGGCATATTTTCGCTAAAGATACCAAATTCTCTTACAGTATTACCTAATAATAATCCACCATTAGTAGATAATACAAAATCAATAGTAGTGTCATCAGATTTAGAATTTGATGTTGAAGTGTTTACGCTTAAAATTGGAACATCTAAATCTGTTGCGGTTGGAAACGTTGCATTTCCGCCAGCCCCTACATTTCCTTTATTATAGAAATTTTTTAAGAAATGTGCTACCTTTATTTTTGCTTCATCTACAATCATTTATATTCCTCCCATAATACATCTTCATTGACTAAATTTCCAATAGCCTGTGTAGTATCGACTGATGCTTGAGTATTTAACCCTGCCGCAGTATTTCCTTGTGTTACTTGCCTTGTCATACTAAGTTTAATTGGTTTTAACCTCATTGTATCATAATGCATACTATCTACCTTACTTGATTTAAATTTATCTTTTCTTAAAAATGATGATAGTTTCTTTTGTGATATAATTAAACTAGCAAGATGATTATCTAGTGTTTTATTATAACCACCACATTCTAAAGTTAATTGTCCCATAGTATCATGTCTTATTTCTAGAATAATATATGATGACCTAGGTATATGTTCACTTGGATAATCTATTACAATAATATCTCCTGATTTAATTAATTCTAAATTTTCAGCAATACACTTCACTTTGATTCTATTTTGATTTATAAGAAACAGTGATAATAAACTTGTTGCTTTTTTATCAGCCTCGGTTTGAGTAGATATAGTATCATCAAATTCTTCATAAGTTATTTTTCCTAATTCTTTAATACTTTTAACATTCCTTTTAGTAGATTTAACATCGTTCCCATAAACTATTACTTCATTGTAAAAACCAAATGCTGAATCATTTTGTTCTATTTCTATTACTTTAATATCAGAATCATTCTCATTAATTTCTAAATTTGTAAATCTAAAGTTATCTAATTTAGATATAATTTCAATATCTTCACCGACTATGTTTATTTCTTCATCTTTTAATTTTGCTAAATAATCAATAGAATTATATAAATCTCCTCCTTGAATATTAGGGGCAGTAATATATAATTTATCTTTATCTTTTTTAGTATAGATTATATTATTTTCTTCTAATAATTCATTTACAATATTATGTGTATCTTGACCAATTCTAACACCTACACCGATAGAAGCAGTTAAAGGATTTTTAATATTAATTTTTGTGCTAGTTTTTAAAGTAAATATTTCTCCTAATGAAACTACACCAGACATTTTTTCTTTAAAATCTCCATCAAACTGCATTGTATAATAAGGTATAGTCTGTTGATTAGGATTACCTGTTCTTGTATGGTCAGTTTTAGTTATTGTAACTGATTTTCTTTGTTTACTAATCCCATCATTAAGTAACATATCATATGTTCTCAATGGTATTCTAGTTGAAGGTTCAAAAGTATTTTTTCCGTGGTCATAATCTGTATCTCTCGGTACTAAATATCTTTCATGATTTGAAGTATAAACATTATGATGAGGGTTAATTGGAACATACATAGATAAAATACCTTCATTATTATCAAACTCAGTTAAATCATTGTATTTGTATTGATTATTATCATTTTTTTCACCAAATCTAAATAAAGGAATATCACCATACATTTCATCAGAATCTGCCTTTTTAGTATATCTACTACTTGGCCTCCATAAGTCAATAGTTGTAGGGGAGTTTTTCCAAAAACAAACTTGATTTGGTCTAAATACTCTAAAATAATTATTTTCATCTGTATCAAAATTATCAATAACAAATTCATGATATTCAACTGAACCTGTTCTAACAATTTCATGCGATATAATTTTATGTATTGATTGTGGTATTTTTTCTGCTAAAGATTTCTTTCGGTCATTAGTATCATCATCTGTATTATTATCTACGGTTCTTAATCCCGTGTATGCTGAAGTATCACCTAACACTGTTGCTGCGGCCTCAATAGAAACTAAATAACAACCTGTTAAATTGGGACTATATTTTACCCAATGGTTACATTCTAAATTACCAAGATTTGAATAAACAGGATTTTTACCTGTTGTATCTACTCTAAATTTAAAATATTTATTTGAGTGACCATCTAAACTATTGATATTCTCTCCAATACTTTGACTAGTTCCTGCTGAGGTTGTCGCTGTTCCTTGTGTTATATATAACATTGGTTTAAAAACAAAATCTCCACCATCACAAATAGTGTTTGAGCCGTCACCCTCATTTTTTACGTAATTTCCATCACTATCTTTTGTTACTTTAAATTTAGCAAATTCTCCTCTCCAATCATTAGAAACGCTAGTAACTGAAGTTTTATTAGTTTTAGTATCAAATAATCTAACATTTAAAGTAAAGGGTGTAATATCCTTTATTGATTCATCGGTATCAGTTCCAATTTTATAATTTAATTGGTTAATATTTGGGTCACCAGCATTACTTCCTGTATAACCCGTAGCAGACCAATTACCTTTTTCTTGTGTAGTAAGCCATGACATACCTTCTTTTAATTTAAACCCTTCTGAATTTTCCATACCTCTCCTTCTTAAGCAAGTAAATCTCATCATATAATAAGGTATTGTATTATCAGGAATATCTTCAAACCATGATTTTCTACTTGCTGCTGTACTATGAGTATGGTGTTTATATAATTGATAATTAGATAATGAATCTAAAATTTTAGAAGGGTGAATTAATTCTGCATCTGCTATACTTGAACCTACTGACAATGTTCCGAAATCTGGCCTACAATGTGTGCCTAAAAGTTCTTTTGGTGCTAAAGGATGACCGGCAGTATGATTTGTTCCACTTGTTAAAGTTGGACCACCCACTACTCTTCTTTTAAAATTAAAAGTTAATCCTGAAGCAGTTGCACCCTGATTAGCATTTAATGTACAAATTCTAGTAGAACCTGTTTGACCAGACGCATAATCAGTAACAGTACCAATGAAAGTACTACCATTGTAAACTTTCATACCAAATTCAACAACATCATCCATATTTATTGTGACAGTGTTACTACCAATACCTTCATCAACAGTTGTAGTTGCAGGGAATCGTATAATTCTAGGATTATCACCAAAAGTAGTTCCTAAACCGGTAGTTGCAGTATTATTTGTTTCTCCACTGCCTATACTAAATAAAAGTCTTTCTGGAACAGTGCATAATAAAGTTCCAAAATTATGACCGGAATCTCTTTCATCTGCACCATCTTTCCATAATTTATTTACAGTATCTCTTATGGATTCATAAAGAATAATAACCATTTCTGTATTTGAACCACCACCTGTATAATCATCATGGTCAGTAACAGAATAATAAGTTCCAACAAATACTCCATTATCTGTAAAAATTTGGTCGCCCGCAGAAAGAAGACTTCCTGCAATAAGACCTGATACACCTGTTATTGCAAGAGTACTAACAGCATTTGTGTATAATGCTTGTCCTGTTAAATCATCTCCTTGAATTGCTGTAATATCCCCACCACCGGGATAAGTTTGTGTTCCTCCTTCAGTTACTTGTTCATCATTACCAGATGGTCGACATAAATATAATCTATGACCACTAGTACCATTTTGATATAACTTTTGTAATTGAATTCCTTGCATAACAATTGGTAAACTAATATGATTTAAAAAACCTTGATTGGCTAACCCTTCATGGGGGAAATCCATTTTTCTCATAAAAACTTTTTTATATTCTGAATCTGCATTGAAACCATAACCTTCATCATTAAAATTCATATTTGAACTAGTAGAATCATTATCACTATCCCCTGTTGATAAATAACCATTAAAAATATGACCTTGTAACATATTAATATCTAATGGGGTATTATTAAAGTTATTATTTAATGAAACACTATCATCATGTGATTCTCTTGAAAAATTAGAAAATGTCGATTTATTTCCCCAACCCCCAATATTAAACCTAGGTGAAGCAGAATTTAAAATATTACCTTTTTCAATATAAAACAAATTACCTGTTGCATCAGCACCATTTACTTTGGGTATAGTAGTAGTACAAACTAAATTTACATTACCAACCCCTCCAATACTTGAAACTTTTCCTAGATATCTACCATTACCATCAAAAACATAAGTTCCTGTTTTAAATTTAGTTGAGTCAACAGCGTTAGTGCAAACAATAATGTTACTAGAAATACTTGAAATTGTTTCACCACTATCAATTAGTTTATTTTGCCTAACATATTCAAAATAAGGAACTAAATTTTCCGTACCTTTTCTTGGTCTTTCTGGGTCAACTTCGTTAAAATGCCAATCTAAAGTTAATTCAGTTAATCTCATTAAGCCAAAACATTTCATTTCATTAGTTTTAATTGAACCTTCTGATATATTTAACAATTGGTAAGAATCATCTGTTGCTTCTAATTGATTCACCATGCCTTCATAATGATAATGAGAAACGTTACTTTTTGCACTAGATTCTTTAGATTTAATCATAATACTATAATCAGCAAAATCTCTTTCTATATTTCCTATATGGTTAGGTCTAGCCATACTATCAGGGTATAAATCCGCAGTTGTAAATAAATGGGTTCTAACAACTTTGGGGTCAATGTGTTCAAATGCGGCTCTAGCATTTTTAACAGAATTTGCTCTTGCCCCACCAATACGATGATTAAGGTCACCATCTCCTGCAATATGGTTTCCTCTATTTGTTATACCCCAAGCACCACCCATTAATTCAGCCTCTTTTCTTGGCAATAAATAAGAATCTCTAACTAAAGATGCTGGGTATTTATCATAATCAAAGAAATTACTTCCTGAAGTTGGATAAATTCCTCTAGTTTCTGGAGAACCATATTGTTGATAAGAATTGGTAAAATCATTATCAGTACCAAATGCAGTAATGATGGGTTCATTTATTATTCCCGGAGAAACTCTAATTATAGGGGCATAAGCATTGAATTCACTAGTATCTTGATAATAGTGTCTAGATATTTCTAAATCAGTATCATATTTAATATAATTTAGAGAACCTTTATCTCCTTTCTGTAAATCAAAATATCTCCACATAAATGAACCATATCTATCTATGGCACAATGATGACCACTATCAACATAAGTTCCATAAGCAGTTAAATGTTGATTAAACATTACAGGCATAGCAGAAGAACCAACTGTTCCCGCTTGATTTCTTGCAGTTAATTCAGAGGCAGCAAATTGTATTATTCCACCATTTCTTAAACCTTGGGTATTAATTAAATATAATCCATGAGTTTTATCAGTGGAAGTATAAAGATATTCTGAAGCAGAAAGAGCCGCACCTAATGGTCTATCTAAAAGAATATAACATACAGAAGTGCTTGTGGTTTCTATGGCTATAATTTTTCCTAAAAGAGTTCCAGAAGAATTGTATATAAAGGTTCCAACAGGTATTGCTGAATTAACATTTGAATAAGTGTCTGATAATTCTAGTGAGCCCTTTCTACCAGCATCATAAGAAGTGCTACTAAGATTTATCGAAGTAATAGTTAATGTTTCTACTCTAGCATCTGCTGGATTTTCATCTATTCTTCCCATAATAATAGGACAATTAGGCGCAATAGATATAATTGATTCTCCCTCTTGATTATCAATATCTATAATTTCATATTCAGTTAAAGAATTAACTGTGTGAATTGTTTTATTTGTATCAGTAATTTCATCTTTCAAAGTACACATAAAATTGTTAGTACCTAATACGCTTCTAGGTTCATTTATATCATACCCTAATGAATCTGGATGCGAATGTGATGAAGTCCCAACTAAAGAATCTAATTCAGTATCAGGTTGGTGATATGTTCCTTCTTTTAATTCCTTCCCACTTAAAAATAATAAACCTTTTCCTGATGCACCTGTTAGTGAACTTACAGTTTTAGTTAATGTTGGATTAGAAGATAATGCTTTAGAAAAACTAATTAAATTTTTACCACGGTGCGCTCTGTAAATTGAATCATTATTTACTATGGAAGTTTGATTAAATACACTAAGACTAGTACCTGTACTTCTATTATCTGTTACATTACCTATTACAGAACCATCTTCCTTAAAAATTAAATCATATTGAAGAATATTAGTATCTGTCCA